TCGTGGCGGGTGACCCGCTCCACCCGGGAGAACTGGAGGGCGAGCAACGCCAGGGCGGTGGCCCGCCCGATCACGGCTCACCTGCCGGGTTCCAGTCCCAGTCCACCCGGGGGCCGCCCGGCCACCCTTCCAGGGGGACGTGGGGGCGGAAGACCAGGAGAAGGTGCCCTCCCGGAGGCTGGGGCCCATCCACCCCGTGGCAATCCTGGAACTTGAAGCGCCGCCCGATCCGGACCTCGTCGGCCTTCTTCACGAGCGGCTTGAACCACGCGGCGTCCATCGCCTGGGGGAGGAGCACCGCCGAGGTGACCCCCAGCCTGGACATCTCCCAGGCACGCTCCACGAACTTCCCGGTGCCTGGGAAGGCGCTCCACGAGAGGGTGGGGTCCTGCTCCTTCACCCACTTCGGGAGCCCCAGGGCCGCCCACGGGGGGTTGAGGAAGGCCGAGCGCACGGGGGAGTGCCCCTCGGGCTCCAGCTCCACCACCTGCACCTCCCCGGAGAGGTAGTCGTCCCGGTCTCCACCGAACCGCTGGCGGAACTTGACCCGCCAGTCCACCTCCAGGGCGTCCTCCTCGTGGGTGATCCACCGGCGGGCGAGGTGGCACCCATCCTCCGCGCAGGCGTCCAGGTCGAAGTGGAACTCCTCGTCCAGGACCCGGTAGAGCCAGGGCGGGGTCCGCCATCGCATCTTCTCGGTGATCGGGTACCGCCCGATCCCACGAAGGATGACACCAGGGACATCGGTGGCCGAGCCGTGCCGCTCGTGCGGGTTCCTCTCGTCGCCGCTCACCGGAGCACCATGGAGAGGCCACCGAGGGCGATCCCCAGGCCGGCGAGGACAAGGAAGGCCGCGCAGCCGAGGTGGACCACGGCTCGGGCCTTCGTGAGGTCGGGCGGCGGCTCGGGCGGCGGCGGGAGTGGGTGGATGGTCACGGGTGCGGCTCCAGGTGGTGAGGGGGTGGACGGTGGTGGTGGGGGTGCGGCCGGTGGTAGGGGCGGCACCCGGCCACCACGAGGAAGAGGAGGAAGATGGAAAGTCGGCTCACGGCGTAACTCCGGCGAGGGTGAGCGCGCGGGCGCTCGCCGCACGAGCCAGGGCGAGCGGCTGGCGAGCGGCCTTCTCCAGGGCCCGGGGCACCTGCCCGCTCACGGCGAAGAGCACCCCCTGGGTCGTCCGGTCGGAGATCGTCAGGGCCACCCGCTCCTCCTTCACGGAGACCACCTCCTCCAGGCCACGGCCGCTCTTCCCGCCCACCCGACGGGGGGAGAGGTGGAGGGCCATGGAGAGGTGGGGGGAGCCCTCCCGGAGGAGCCCCCGCACGAGGGGCAGGAAGCCGTAGTGAGCCAGGGCCTCCACGGCTTCGTCCGAGGTGAGGGGGACCCAGGCCGCCCCCTCTCCGAAGGAGCGGCGGTTCCACTCCTCCACCTCGCGGACGGCACCATCCCAGGCGTCCGCCGAGACCTCCAGCTCCAGGATGACCGGCTCCCAGGTGACCATGCTCTCTCTTCCTCTGGAGGGTGTACCCCTCTGGCGGCATGACCTACGGGGCGGTCTGGACCCGGTGGCCCCTCTTCACCTTCCAGGTGGAGGCGTACCGATCCCGCTCGGCCTTCTCGGCGGCCTCGGCTCGTGCTCGGGCCTCCATCGCCACCCGGGCCACCTCGATCCGCTCCGTCTCGATCTTCGCCACCGCCTCCCGGTGGTCCTTCCCGGACACGTAGGGTACTCCGGCCCGCTTCTCCGCATACATCTTCCGGACCTCGCGGACGATCCAGTCCACGGCCACCACCGGGTCCCCAGGATCGAAGCGGCGGACCTCGGCGGGCCTCTCCCCGGTCGCCCTGGAGCCCGGGGTCAGCTCGTGGATACGGGCCACGAGGAGGAAGCCCGGGGCGTCGAGGGCCAGCCTCCAGAGGGCGATGGCGAGGGGGTGAGGTGGGAAGGGGCGGCCGTAGAGCACCCCACCCTCGGGCTGGGGATGCTTCCCCCCCAGGACCACGCGATACTCCACGGTGCGAGCCGGAGAGGCCGCCACGGCGAGCACCAGATCAGGGCGGAGGGCGGGGTGGTACCAGTCGGCCGGAAGCCCGTCCCGAAGGAGCTGGCTCACCGAGCGCGCGAGCGCCGCCGGGTGGGTCACCGGGCGACCAGGATCGCCACCACGGTCGCCACCTGGAAGAGGATGAAGCCCCCCACGATGGCGATCACGTAGCCCCTCGCGATCCCAGGGGCAGGAGGGGGCGGGGCGATCACCACCGGGGCGGGGGTCTCGCTCTCCAGGGGCGGCTCCATGACCAGGGCCAGACACGGCTTCCCCTTGTGCTGGACTCCGAGGGAGGCCACCACGCGGTAGCCCATGGCCCGAAGGCCCGCCAGCTTGGCATCCTTCACGGCATCTTCAATATCGTCGGCGTTTACTGGGACGATCTGGTAGTCAAGGCGAGACATTCGTGAACCCCCGGCGGGTGATACGGGTGGAGGCGACGATGGGGGCCGAGTGGCGGACCCCCACGAGCGGGCGACCCTCCAGGAGGTTCGCCACGTCCTGGATGTCCCTGGAGAGGGGGAAAGCCGGGAAGCTGGCGCGGAGTGTATCAGCCATGGAGCCGGATACCACCTTGGCGTCCAGGCAGACCACCACCCCCCGGTCGGTCTGGGCCCGGATCAGGCGGCCCGATCCCTGGGCGAGGACCATGCACGCCTTCGGCAGGCTCCGGAGGTAGAAGGAGCCCCCGGGCTTCTTCGCCCGGGCGGACATCATCGCGCCCACGGCCTCCTCCAGGGGATCGCCCGGGGGATCGAAGGGGACCCGGTCGATGATCACGCAGGAGCAGCTCTCCCCCTGCACGTCCAGCCCCTGGAAGAAGGATCGGGTGCCGACCAGGACTCCGTGGGTCTCTTCCTTGAACCACCGGATCAGCTCGTTCCGCCCGGACTGGCCCTGGACCTTCACCGGGTAGGGCTGGTCCTGGGAGCAGGTGAGGGCCGCCCCATACTTCTCCATCATCTTCACCGAGGAGCAGAGGACGAGGGTACGGCCCCGGGCGAGCTTCACCACCTCCACCACCCGGCGGACGGCGTACTCCTCCCACCTGGGGTCCTTCGGATTCGGACAGTCCCCGGGCACCACGAGGGCCCCCATGGTCTCCAGGGGGTAGGGGGAGGGCAGGGTCAGCTCCTCCACGGGCCCGGCGGCGGCCACCTGCCGACGCTCCTTCTTCGTGGCCCCCTCCTCCCCCAGGAGGTCGGGCACCTCCACCTCCCGGAACTCGGCGGGCGCTCCGAGGGCCCCCAGGCCGAGGCAGAGCCGGGCGTAGGTGAAGGCGTGCTCCACGGCCAGGGTGGCCGAGGTGAGGAGGGCGGCGGGGTAGGCCCGCTGCATCGACATCGTGAAAGCCGATACGTCGGCGGGGGCCATATTCCCGGTGATACGGCGGGTCCGCCGACCGCTCCTCGGGTCCTCCTCGTTCTTCAAGTCCATCCAGATCGCCCACGGGCTCTCCGCCGTGCCCCCCATCGTGGGGTGAGCCATCCCGGAGGCGATGGTCCACGCCCGGACGTAGAGGTTCTCCACCTTCTCGGAGACCATCTCGATCTTCCCCGCCTCGGACTCGTCGTTCGCCTGCCGGGCGGCCTTCCCCAGGAGCTTCACCACGGCCCGAAGGCCCTCCAGGGACTCCATGGAGAAGGTGCCCCGGTGCCACTCCGCCGGGATGGGGGCCGAGTAGCGAGCCCCGATCCCGTCGGCGTAGGCCCCCAGGGTGGCGAAGAGGTGCTCCATCGGCTCCGAGACCCGACGGGCCTCGTCCGGTCCCAGAATCTTCTCCACCCGGGCGGCCAGGGCGAGGGCCCCCCGCTCGCTCACCTGACCGCTCACGGCCGAGCGCATACACGTCTCCAGCTCGTGAGCCTCGTCCACGGCGAGGAAGACGGCGGGGATCGGCCGCTGGACTGCCAGCAGGTGGTGGTTCACCACCACGACGTGGGCGCGCATGACCCCCACCCGGGCCCTCTCCGCGTAGCAGATCGGGGTGGTGGAGCCCTGCTCCGGCCGGTAGTGGGGGCACTTCTTTCCGTGGCACTCGTCCGAGCCCACCGAGAGCTTCCCCCAGGACCACCCGGGGTCCCAGGTCAGGTCCTCCTTGTCCCCGGTGCAGGTGGGGTCCTTCGTCCAGGCCACGAGCCGGTGGACCCCACGGTCCCCGAAGCCGAGCGCCTGATCCGCCTCTCCCACCCGGTCCAGGCAGAGGAAGTTGTTGCGGCCCTTCCAGAGGGAGACCCGCACTTCCACTCCGAGGAGGCGAGCCACGGCGGGCACGTCCTTGTTCACGAGCTGCCCCTGGAGGGCGATGTTGGCGGTGCTCACCACCACCTTCCGGAACGCGGCCTGCCCCTCCGGACGGTGCCCCTGGTTCCAGGCCATCTCCGCCCGGATGGCACCGATGATCCCGGGGATCAGGTAGGCCAAGCCCTTCCCGGTCCCGCACGGGGCCTCCCCGATGACCCACCCGGTCCCGGCATCGATCCGCCGGGCGACGGCCAGGGCGAGGCTCACCTGGGCGGCTCGGACCTCGTAGCCCTGGGCTCGGATGGGCCCCTGCTCGGAGAAGACCCACGCGGTGGCCTCCTCCACGGTCTTGGCTCCGACGATATTACCGAGCATGGTAGCTTCCTCACTTTCTTCACGGGCTGGGATGGGATGGGCTTCCTCCTGGGATACCCCCCACCCGGGCGGCCATGAAGGGCCTGGAAGCACGAAGGGCCCGCCGATGGCGAGCCCTCCTGGTCACGAGGTGAGCCGGTCAGTGGACGGCGGCTTCGGCTTCGACGGAGACGGGGTCACCCTCTTCCTCCTCCTCCTCGGTGGAGGGGGAAGCCACGGTGATCTTCGACGCGGCATCCACCACCGAGGCCGAGACCGTCCAGCTCTCGGAGGGGGTCAGCTCCTGGGCGTGGACCTCTCCGAGCGCGCGGACGATGGCCCCCCAGGTCGGGCGGGTGCCCTTCTTCGTGGCCTTCTCGGTGTAGGAGGTGACCACCCACTCCATGGTCTTCCCCTTCGGGGGCACCACGTTCAGGGCGGAGACGATCTGGTCCCCACGGACCTCCATCGTGGTCGAGTCGAGGTCCTCCACGGTGACGAAGGAGACCCCATCCTTCACGTTCACCTCCTTCACCATCCCGCAGAACTCGCCGCCCGCCGTGAGCTTCCCGGTGGCGATCTGGCCCACCTTCGCCGCCACGGCCTTCCGGTGCTCGTCCATCCGGACCACCTTCCCCCCGGCGAAGAGGTTGGTCTGGTCCGAGGTGAGGGTGATCCCGACGTGGGAGGTGAGCCCTTCGGCCACCTCGCCCACCTGCTTCGCGGTGAGCCCGAAGACCCGCACCTTCACCTCGTAGGAGGCCGCCTTCTTGGAGGTCTTGAAGGAGGCCGAGACCACGGAGCAGCTCTGGTCGGAGAGGATCACCTTGCCCCCGCCGGTGCCCTCCTGGATCAGGTTCAGGGTGACGTGGCGGGCATCGTCCTGGAACTTCCGGGTGGAGACGTGATCGCTCTTCGCGGGGTCGTCATCGTCCCGCTTGTCCCGGTCGGCGTACCCGGCCGAGGCTCCCGGGATCACCGAGTCCAGCTCCTTCGCCTCGGCGGAGGTGCGGATCGGCCAGTAGAGGGTCAGATCGATCTGGATGCCAGCATCGTCGGAGCCCGCCTTGCGGACCCCTCCGAAGGACTTGAAGATGCCCACGCCTTCGATGGAGGCGGTGGCGGCGAGGAGGAAGAGGAGGGAGGTGTTCACGGTCGGGACTCCTGGGAGAGGTTGAGCGGCGGGCGGTCCCTCCGCGATCTGGGTCTACCCCTTGCCCCGTCGCCGGTGAAGGGGCTGGGCTCACTCTCCGGCTAATCCTTCAACGAGCCGGGGTCCACGGGGAGGCCGCCACCTTTGTAGGTGGGGAGGTCGGAGGGGGAGTCCGCGTAGTGGATGGCGATGGGGTCGAAGGGCATGACCACCGAGGTCCCCCCCTGCCCGAACTCGGAGCGCACCTTGTCCAGGTGGACGATGGCGTGGCACCACGGGGTGGTCTTCTTCACGGTGCCCCGCTCGATCACGATGCCGTCGCTCACGTCCTGCCGGATGGCGCTCGCCCCTTTCAGGTCTTTCAGCATGACCCGGCGGCGCTCCTGAACGTAGGAGTTGCTCGGGTGGCACACGAGCCAGATCATCAGCTCCTCCGTGTTCGCCAGGAGGGCCAGGGCCCGGATCACCTTCTCCACGGCTCGCCGTTCATCGTCCTCCCCCTCGGGCACGAGGAAGCCGAGGTGATCCACGAGGAACCACCGCACCCCGTGGCGGCGCTTGGCGTACCGGATCGAGTCCAGCACCTCCTGGAAGCCCATGTGTCCGTAGTGGTCCAGAATCCAGAGGGGGAGCTTGCCGAGCTTGCCGAGCCCTCCCAGGCGCTCGTCCCGGGTCTTCTTCGTGAAGTCGTCCCCCAGCTCCATCCGGAGGAGCTTCTGGACCGTGCCCACCGGCTTCTGCTCGTAGGAGGTGATCATGCAGCCGATCCCATCCCGGGCGAGCCCCCACCCGATCCAGGTGGACCACGTAGTCTTCCCGCACCCGGTGTCTCCGGTGACCACGGTGAGTCCCGGGCGGAGCCCCCCCAGCTTCTCGTTCAGCTTCGGGCTCCGGGTCTTCACCCCTTTCAGGCGGCTCGGGTTCTCGATCAGGTCCTCCAGGGCCCCCCCGTAGTGGTCGGCCTTCTCCAGGGAGGTGCCGACCATCGGCTTGGCCAGCTCGATTGCCCGCTCGATCCGTTCGGCTCCCAGCCCCTTCTCCAGGCACCCCCCCAGGTCCTTCTCCGGGAGGATCAGGCGGGAGCACCGATAGCGACCAAGCGAGCTTGATACCTTCTCCGCGCCCGCGTTCCCAGCCTCGTCCCCATCGTGGCCGAGGACGAAGGCGTCATAGGGCTCCACGAGGTCGGACCATTCGTCCTTCCAGGTCCCCGCCCCGGCGGTGGAGGTGACCACGTTGTCCCGGTAGCCGTACTCCCAGGCCGCCACCACGTCCAGCTCCCCCTCCAGGATGATCACGGGGAGGGAGCGGTCCCCGGTGAGGAGGTGGGAGCCGAAGAGGGGCAGGGGTCGCCCGGTGCAGGGGCGATACTTCTTCGGGACCTCGCCCGACCCCTCCGGGTGGTCCTTCGTCACGCACTTCGGGCACCCCGGGCCCTTCACTCCTCCGGGTGGGGTGCAGTGGAGGCATGGGCCAGGGACCGACCGAAAGCGGTAGTTGACCACCCGACCGTGCTCCTCCCGGAGGGGGATCACCACGTACTCCTCCACCACCCGGCCCTCCTCCACCACGAGGTGGGCCCCCAGCTTCCACTCCCGGATCGTGGGGTCGGTGAAGCCTCGGGTGCGGAGGTAGGCCAGGACGTGCTCTCCCTCCGGGCTCCAGAGCACCTCCGAGGTGGCGGCGTAGACCTCCGGGTGCCAGGGGAAGCCCTTGGAGTCCCCACCACCTCCACCACCTCCACGAGGGGCTCCACCGTGGGAGGCCACCTGGGTCGGCTCGGAGGAGGAGGTGAGCCCCCGGACCTTCCGGGCGGCGGGCATGGCCCCCGAAGGCTTCCCCAGCATGGAGTCCACGGCCGAGCCGAGGGAGACCACGCGGGCGGCACCACGGCTTCGGGTGGAGCCCCCAGCCTCTGGGTCCACGAGCCCACGGCCTTCACACGCGGCCCGGAAAGCGGCCCAGTCGGGTCCCGCCATATCCTTCACCCTCTTCCCCTGGAGGCAGAGGGCCACGAGGTCCACGATGTCGATCTGCTCGTTGCAGGAGTGACAGTGGGCCCCCTTCTGGTTCCCGGTGAGCCCCATGGGACCACGGGCATCGGTGGCCCCCCGCTTCTCGGCCCCGCACAACGGGCACGGGGTCCAGGTGTTCATGCGCCCCCGCTTCAAGCCGATCCGGTCGGCGAGCTGGGGGATGGTCGAAGCCTTGATCTGATCCAGCCACTCACTCGCCACGGGCACCTCGTGGGAGGGTGTACCCCTCCCACCGCCCTCCGGTCAGGCCGCCAGCCGGGCCTTCTCCTTCGCGCCCTTCTTCGCGCACTCCGGGCCGATCCCGGAGGCGATGGACTCGGGCACCGTCAGGGCCCGGCCGCACCGGCAGCAGGAGCCCTCGTGCCAGACCTCCAGGGCGGCGGGGATGGCCCCCTGGTTGTAGAGGGAGGCCACCGTCCAGGTGATCGCCTTCACCGAGGGGGCCGCATCGGTGGAGGTGGACTTCGCCGTGAGGGAGAAGCGGGGGCCCTCGTTCCCGAAGCCCGCCCGGATCACGCCGAGGTAGGAGAAGTCCGCCTCGTTGTTCGGCCCGGAGAGGAGGGAGACGAACCAGAGGGGAGAGGGGTTCCGGGCCGAGGCGTTCGCCCGGGTGATCTTGTAGGTGAAGCGGGCCCCGGTCTTCGTGGAGACCAGGGTGATCTTCGCCTTCCCGGCGAGGATGGCGGTGAGGGCGGCGGGGGCGGTCTGGAAAGAGGCGGTCGTCATCGGAGGCTCCTTGCTCACCCCCTTAGATTACCCCAGGGAGGGAAAGGTGGCGCGGTGGCTTCTGCACTTTCTTTCATCCTGCGAAGGTCTGGTCCCCGTAGAGGGCGACCATCGGGGGCTCCCCCTCCTCTCCCTGGGCGGTGGCCCACTCCACGGCCTCCACGAGGTGGTCCCGGAGGTGACTCGCTCGCAGCAGGTTCTCCACCTCCAGGTAGGGGTGGCCCGGCTTCCGCATCCACCCCGGCCAGCGGGCAGGGGCGGTGAAGACCCACCGGAGATAGGTGGAAAGCTGGGAGCCGGTGTATCCGCCCTGCTCCATCGCTTTCACGATCAGGGCGAGGCGGGGCGGGGTGGCCTTCACGTTGGCCCCCCTCCCCTCCTGGTACCTCACCCACGCCCGGAGGACTTCTTCGGCGTCTTCGCGGGGGGCTTTCGGGTCCGGGCCCCCGGTCGGCGTGAGCCCTCCGAAGAGGGTGGGCTGGATAGGTGAGTGTCGAGCCATGATGCTACTCCGGAGGCGTCGTAGAGGTCGTCAGGACCCCCCAGGAGCCGAGCCACCTCCACGAGGGAGGGGATGCGGATCGGCATCCACTTCATGGCCTGGGCCTTCGCCTCCTCCCGGGGGGTGTGCGGGTTGAGGTTCAGGATGACGGACCTCCACTCGGTGGCCCTCACCCACTCGGTGCTCTGACCCACGGCCAGGGCTTCAAGGGGGCCGAGCACTCGGCCCGCGTTCCGGGCGATCACGATGGAGGTATCCATCGCCCGGCCGACGATGGCGTTCTCCCCTGCCAGGGCGTAGGCCACCCCACCGAGGATGGAGCGAGCCTCCTCCCGGATGACCTCTCCCACCACGCCGAAGGGGGCGACCGAGCGGCGCGTGCCCACCCGATAGCCCCCCTCCCGGTCCTGGACCGAGACCACCTCCGAGACCTTGCAGCCCCCTCGGCTCCTCTCGGTCCAGACCCATGCCGCCAGGACCCGCTTCCCCCCCGGGTGGAGGAGGACGGCGGCCCCGTTTGCGGCGGGGTCCACTCCGAGGACCGGGGGGCGCTCGGCCATTAGAAGGGGATGTCCTCGTTGGAGTAGCTGCCGCCGCCGCCGCTCTCACCACCACCGGAGCCGCCCCCGGTGGGAGCCGCACCCCGGGGGTGCTCGGCGCGGAACGCCAGATACTCGTCCCACTTCTCCTCCATCTCCGCCACGAGGGCGTCGAAGTCGGGCTCCCAGGAGCCGGTGAAGGGATCGAAGAACTTGACCTCCGAGCGGTGGCCCTCCTTCCCGTCCCGGCGCTCGTAGGTCTCCACCTCCACCTTCCCCACGCAGGCCCCCTTCCCCAGGATGGCCCCCACGTCTTCGTCGCTGAACACGTTGAAGGGGGTGGTGAAGCCCATGGCGCGGGCGAAGCGGGCGAAGAACTGGACCGCGTTCTGGGTCAGGGCGAAGTTGCGCCAGACCACGGCTCCGGCATCGGGCCCGCCCTTCTCCAGGTCGAGGATGCAGCCGTACATGATCGAGAGCATCGCGGAGCCCTTGCTGGACTTCCACCGCTCGAAGCCGAGCGGCACCAGGGCCTTCTTCCCGGCCCCGCAGTAGCGGGTATCCGGCCCGTTCTTCCCATCGTATTCCTTGTCGTTCGGATCGACCTTTCCATCCCATTCGGACATCGTAGTTTCCTCACTTGCTGGCTTGCTTGGTATTGGCCTTGCGGCGGGATGGGGGCGAGGACCGCCCCCGGAGTGATCTACCCCTCACGGGGTGGAAGATGAAGGGGCGCGGATCAGGTTCCGGCCCCACGAGGGCCACGGCGGACCCGCCCGGTGCCGGAGGTGGAGCCCTTCGGCTTCTCCTCCTTCGAGGGCTCCTGCCCGGCGGAGAGGTCCACCACGGGGGCGTCCGGGTCCACCTCCTCCTGGGCGGCCTCCTGGGCCTTGCGCTTGACGGTCTCCTCCGCACCCTGGGCGGCGGCCTCCTCCAGGGCCTTCCGGTCCTCGTCGGTGAGGGCGCGGCCGAGGGTGGCCCCGTCCACCGGGGGCTTCGCCAGGAGGTCCATCCACTCCCAGAGCGGGGCTTCGATCACCCCGGTCAGGGGATAGGCCGGCTTGCACTGGATGGTCTCGGGCCCCTCCACCATCGCCATCCGGGCGATCTTCGCGGCCCCCCCGGAGTCGCGGCCCCGGGTGGTGTAGCAGTAGGCCACCACGTTCTGGAAGGCGGCGGCCTGACCGTGGAGCTTCCGCCCCTGGAAGCTGGGGATCGTGTACCGGGTGACGGTCTCGCCCTCCTCCTCGGTCTCCACCTCGGCCAGGGCGGTGGAGACGACGTGGATGGGGAGGTCCCGCACCGAGCGCATGGCCCGGCGGACCCGCTCTCCCAGCTCGCCCCAGTCGGCTTTAGAGAAGACCAGGGCCTCCTTCTTCGCCCGGCCCTCCTCAACGGCCTTCCGCTTCATCTCCAGCATCTCGTCCTTCATCATGGCCTGAATCTCGGTCCACCCATCCAGGATCAGGGTGTCGAGGTCGGGCACCTCCCGGTTCTGGACCGCCATCAGCACCTCCCGCACCTCGGCCATCTTCACGGCGTAGTGACGGACCATCGGCTTCTGGGTCACGGGGTCCAGGACGGGCTTCTCCTCGTAGACCACCACGGTCTTCGTGCCCTCCTTCTTCTCGCCCACCTTCACCCGCTGGGTGAGGGGCCACGAGGGGAGGAGGATCGAGGGGTTCGCGTGGCGGGCGCTCTGGACCCCGTTGGCCTCGGTGAGGAGGGCGAGCACCTTCCGGGCGTCCCCCGGCTTCCGGACCTGACAGGCCCGCCACGTCTTCCCCGCTCCGGAGTTGCCATAGAGGAAGAGCTTGAACCAGACGGCGGTGGTTTCACCGGCGGGGGTGAGGGTGAGAAGAGACATCAGAACTCCGTTTCACTGGGATCGAGGGTGGAAGTAGCGGGCTTGCTCACGTTCGGCCTTTCCCAGAGAAGGCCATCCGAGGTGGTGAACTCCCCACGAGCGTCCTCGGTGTCACCACCGGCGCAGAGGGAGACGAAGGGGCACGAGCCGCCGGGCTTCCGGCAGAGGGGCGTGCGGGGGAAGGAGAGGGCGAGGGCCTCCATGGAGGTGGCCCCCACGGAGGCGCGGATCATCGCGGCGAGCTTCTTCGCCACCCCGAAGACCTCCCAGCGGTACTCCTCCACCGCCGAGGGGGAGGCCACCACGGGCTCCCGGGCGTAGAGGCGGGAGTCCACGGCCTCCCGGGCCCACGAGAGGTGATCCTGGTAGTCCTCCAGGAGGACCCGCTGGCCATCCGGGGTCGGCTCGGCCTCCTGGATGGCTTCGATGATCAGCCAGGAGGGGGTGGTCACGTTCTGGGCGCGGGAAAGCTCGGGCGGCTTCCACCGGACGATCCGGGCCATCCGGCGCTCGCGCTCGGCTCCCACCTCGCCCTGGAGGAGGAGGGAGGCCAGGAGGTCGGCCAGCTCCTTCTTCTTCATCCCGGAGACCGTGGCGGCCTCCATCCGGGCCACCACCTCCGGAAGGTGGGCCAGCTCCTCGTCCACGGCCTTCTCCTGGGCCGCCACGTCGGTCTTGCTCACGGGCTTGTCCACGAGCCGCCGGGGGAACTGCTGGAGGGAGGAGGAGGTCACGTCCCACTGGACCCCCACCACCTCACCACGGAAAGAGGTGAGGCCAGCGGCGATACTTTCCCGGAGCATCCAGAGGTATCCGGTGGTCTGGGGGTCCACCGTCACGTTCCGGAGGTACCCCCACGGATCGCGGGAGGACTTCGCATCCTCGATCCAGAGCGCCCCGGTCACCCGGTGCTGGAGCACCACGTCCAGCTTCCCGACCTGGAACCAGGGAAAGCTCCCCCAGGTGGTGGGGGTCTCCCCGGGCCCGGCGATCCTCCACCCATCCTCCACCTCCACGAGGGGGAGGCGCGGGCGGAACGGCTTTCCGGTGGCGGGGTCCACCACGGGGGCCAGCACGTCCAGCTCCACGGCGACCACCCGGTACTCCACCGGGGGGTTCGCTCCGTACATCTCGCACCACCCACGGAGGGCCCGGAAGAGGGTCTCCACCTCGGCCTGGGCCTCGGCGGCCTCCTCCCCCTCGCTCGCCCCGGAGAGCCACTCCAGGCGAGCCCGGAAGAGGACCGAGAGGCCGGAGCCGTCGCACTCGTCGCACCGAAGCGATCCGGCCGAGCCGGAGTAGCGGCCGATCATCTTCTCGCCGGAGCACCACGGGCACGAGCCGTGGGGGTCGGAGGAGTCCGGGCCCTTCCCGATCACCTGCTCCAGGGGGTAGCGGGCGTCGGTCACCATCCACCACCGATGCACGTCCTCCATGACCCGGGCCCACTCGGTGCCGTAGGAGAGGGCGCGAGCCTCCTCGGCGGGGCGGAGGTGCTCGGCGTAGCGGTGGAACCACCGGCGGTCGCACCCCAGCTCCATGCGCTCGGAGTTGGAGAAGATCATCGCCCGGGCGGGGAGCCCGGGGATCGATCCGTACCTGGGGATCACGAGACGGGCGGGACGGGCGGGACTCGACATCGGTGCTACCTCTCCACCCTTCTACCCCTGGGGCGGGAAAGTGTGAAGGGCTCCGACCGGAGGGCGACCAGAATCTGACCGCCCACTGAACGGGGCCTCCGCCCTCGTCAATCCACCCACCAGCAGGGAGGACCGCCGGAGGTGGGCCGCACCTCGTGCTTCTGCTCGTAGGAGTAGAAGGAGTCGATCACCTTCCCGGTCACCTCGTCCTTCACGGTGAGGAGCATCCGGCCCCACTGATCACCGGCGGGCGCATCCACCCACGCGGACTCCCCAGGATCGGGCTCGACGGCGGCATACTGGGCGACCACCACGAGGGCCAGCCGCCCCTCGTGGGTGGGGAGGCAGGTGGCGCGCTTCACGGCCTGCGTGAGGGCGATGGAGGAGATCGAGGCGAGGTGAGGGGTCATCGTGGGCTCCAGGTGGTGAGCATCTCTCGCTCACCCCTTCCACTTACCCGGCGGTGGGATAGCTGGCGCGGGGGCTTCTGCGCTTTATCCGCGAAAGCGGGCGAGCTGCCCGGTGACCTCGGCCAGACCTCCGGGCTCCTCCAGCCGCTGGATCACCCGGATCGCCCACCCCAGGGGCATCGCCCGGTCGGTGGGGAGGCACTCGGCCCCGTAGGCTTCCACGTAGGCCGAGGCCCGATCCCTCCACTGGGATCGGGCCGCCGGGTAGTCATCCACCACGTCGAAGACCAGGGGCACCTCGTGGCCCACCGGGCGGCACGTCCGCCCCGCCCGCTGCTGGGCCGTGCCATCGTGGCGGCCCGCCGAGCCCATGACCAGGAGGTCCAGGGAGGGCACGTCGAGCCCTTCGTCCGCGAGCTGGGTGGCCACCATGGAGTCGTAGCGGCGAGCCCGGAACCCCGCGATGATCGCCCCTCGGTCCTCCACCTCCGAGGTGACCCCCCGGACCCGAAGGCCCCGGGCCCGATGCTCCGCCGTGAGGGCCTCCACCCCGTCCTTCCGGTTCACGAGGGTCAGGGCGAGCCGCCCCACCTCCACCCCCTCCTGGACCAGGGTGGACATCGTCTCCACCCTCGCCCGGTTCACGGCCGCATCGCTCTGGACCTGGGCCAGGATCAGCATCCCCAGCTCCTTCTTCTCCTCCCCGGTGAAGACGTGGGAGCACTTCACCGAGGAGCGGCCGGAGCGGCGGCAGGAAAGTCGCCCCGCCGAGAAGGTGGCTTTGTCGGCGGAGGTGGCCAGGGTCTGGGTCGCCCTCTTCGCCCTCTTCTCGTCGGCCGAGCACGAGGGGCACGAGACGATCCACTCCCTCACGAGGTCGGGCGGGGAGTAGCCGGAGGCCACGGGGATCACGAGGGGGCGGCGGAGATACCCCCACTCGATCAGGTCGATGGCCCCCCGGGGGAGGCGGTAGATCACCGGGCCGATCAAGGCGTTGATCAGGAAGCCGAAGCCGTCCGCCCGGTTCGGGGTGGCCGAGAGCCCGATCCGGAACCGCCCGGGGCAGGCGTTCACCACCGCCCGGAAGAGGTCGGCAGGAGAGCGATGGCACTCGTCCACGAGGAGGAAGCCCACCGAGTCGAGCATGGAGCGGTAGGTCTCCAGGTTCGGCTGGATGGTCTGGACCATCCCCACGGCAATCTCCCCGGGCTGGAGGGGGCGAGGATCGTGGTGACCGGCCCCGATCACCCGGGGGTCCACCCCGGCCATCCGGCGCACGGTGTCCACCCATTGCTCCAGAAGGTCCTCCGTATGAACGAGGACCAGGGCGGCCTCCCCGGAGGCCAGGATCGCTCCCACCCCGGAGGTGGTCTTCCCACCCCCGCACGGAAGCACCACCACCCCCTGGCGCTTCTCCAGGCACGCCTGGATGATCGCGGGCTGGTACTCCGGCCGGAAGCCGAAGGGCCTCCCGGTCCTCTCCGAGGTGGTGGCCTCCACCGCCTGGAGGGGCCACCGGCGGCCCACGTTGGTCACGATCTGGGGGTCCCAGGTGATCGTGATCCCGAAGCGGCGGGCAGCTTCCCGAAGCTCCGGGAGGCACCCCCTGGGCACCTCGCACTTCCCCCCCTCCTCCACGAGGAGCTTGATCCGCTCCTTCGCGGGGTCCGCCCGCCGCCCCTGCCGCTGGGCCGAGGCATAGGCGGGGTTTACGTGAGTTGTCGTGGTGTCGAGTTTCTCCACGAAGGAGAGGAGGAGCCGGTGCGGCCTCTCCTCCCCCTTCGGATCAGGGAAGGAGAGAACACGGTCCACGGTCACGATCAGCTCGGGCACTTCCACCTCGTGGTGGGGGTGTACCCCTGGATCACTCCACGGGGGAGGCGACCTTCTGGGGCCGCACGAGCTTCGCCCCGGAGGCCACGGGGATCAGGGTGACCTCGTAGCCGGTCACGTTCATCAGCCAGTAGATCGCCCCCCAGGGAGGACGGCGATTGTCCGAGGCCGTGGCCCACTGGGCGAGCTTCTGGGGGGTCACCTTGATCCCCAGGTGCTCGGTCAGCTTGTCGGCCAAGTCCTGGAAGCGGCGCTCCTCGCCCACCTCTTTCCCCTGGTCCTTCCAGAGCTGCCGAAGGGTGGAGAAGATGCGGTTGACCGGCGGCTCACCGGGCAGGAAGGTAGGCGGATCACTCGGCGGCATGGGGCTTCTCCATCCGGCGTCCCAGCCGGTTCAGGCGGTCGTTGCGGGCGCTCATAGAGCACCCGAAGGAAGTGCGGACCTCTTCACCCGTCCATCCCTCCATGGCGGAGCGGGCGGCATCGGCCTGGAGAGGGGTGGCGGCACGAAGCACCTGGGCCACGGTCACCTGGGCCACCATGGCCTCCGGCGAGCCGTAGTCCCCACGCTCCACGGCCACCTGGATCGCCACCTCCTCGGTGGTCTCCGGGGCGGAGAGGGAGCGGGTGGAGTGGGCCCGGTCCTTCCGGGCGGAGAGCGCGCGGAGGGTGCGGTCCTGGACCTTGCGAGCCCGAAGGAAGACCCAGGTGACCGCCGAAGAGCGGGAGGCGTCGAACTTGTGGAAGTTGCGGGCGATGTCCACCACGAGGTCGTGGTGGAAGTCCTCGACATCCATCCGGCCGTCCTTCCAGGTACGGCGGGCGGCGGAGTGGATCGCCCTGGAGTGATCCAGGACGAAGGCCCACGCGGCGGCAGAGGGGGAGTCAGAGGCTGGGGAAGAGGTAGCGGCGGTCTGGGTCTGGGTCACGGTGAGGCTCCTTGCTCGTGGGGAAGATTTACCCGGTGGTGGGATAGATGGCAAGCCGGTATCGGCGGAAAGTGCTCGGCGAGGAGGATCACCGGAGAAGGGGGGCGAGGTCCACGCCGATAGGCTGCACCCCGGAGTCCTGCTCCCAGAGGCGCTCCAGCTTCCTCACCATCCAGTCCTCCGACCGTCGGCCCTCCAGGATGCGCCAGAGGACCACCCGGGCGGTCTCCGAGTCCTCGGCCTGGACGTGGCGGGCGTAGAAGTCCCGCACCGCCGGGGGGAGGAGGGCCCACCGGCGAGCCCACGAGCGGAGGAGGGTGGTGTCCCGGTCGCTCACCGAGCCCTGCCCCCGGATGGCACCGGAGAGGGCTTCCAGGCGGGCTCCCACCGGCTCCCACGAGGAGAGCACGGCCAGGGGCTTCACCTCCAGGAGGAGGGCGTGGATCAGGGTCTCGTTCATCGGACGATCCTCACCCGGAAGTCCATCCCGGGCTCCTCTGGGGGGGCCACCACCACGAAGGCCGGAGTCGGCTTCCCCTCTTTCTTCTCCAGGTAGAGCTGGAAGAGGCCGGCGCTCTGGGCGGCCCCGATCACGGCATCCACCACCCTCGGCCCCATGAAGCCCACCCGCTGGGGGTCCACTCCCAGGACCAGGAGAGGGCGCGCGGAGAAGCCCCTGGAGGCGATCTTCTCCGCCCACTCCTTCACCCCCTCCACCACCACGAAGGGGCCGTCCACCACGGCCTGGAGGTAGGCTTCTCGCGCGGGGTCCAGCCTCACGGCGACCACTCCACCCGAAGGGCTCCGCCCCTCTCCGCCGGTGGGAGGGCGAGCACCACCCCCTCCCGGCCCGCGAGCCCGGAGCCACTCTTCCACCGCCACCGTGGCTACCTGGGGGAGGCGCTCGGCCTCCTCCAGGTAGCCACGGCGGGCCTCCCCCAGGGGCCCGATCATCCGGGGATGATCTTGGCGAGCCGTTCCACTTCCGGGCGGAAGTCGATGGCGTGATCGCAGACCGAGGCGAGCGCCCCGGTGATCGAGCCGTGCCCCATCGCCACCCCGTAGACCCGAAGCTCCCGGGTCTTCTTCGCATCGGCCAGCTCCTCCAGGACATCCTGGGAGACGTGGGCCATCCCGTCGGTGACGAAGAGGAGGTCCGGGCGGGTGGAGCCCCGCACCGCCGCCACGGCGAACCGGATCGGCGCGTCGAAGGAAGTGCCGCCCCCGCATCCACGGCTGATCACCTCCAGGGCGAGGGCGGGGAAGCCGCCCGCCATCGGCACCTTCTGGCCACCCACCACCCGGTAGCAGGAGCCGTCCGCTTCCATCCGGTGGATCGAGGTGATCCCCCCGTTGAAGCCGAGGACGGTGACCGGGCGGCGATCCTCCAGGGCCACCCGAAGGCAGGCGAGCCCGATGGCCCGGGTCCAGGTGTTCGGGATGATCCCGTTCTGCTCGCAGGACATCGACCCGGACTCGTCCAGAGCCACCACCATCTCCCCGCGACCCATCGGCTCGTGCCCCTCCAGGCGATACTGGAGGGCCGTCCGGTCGGCCACCTTCTGGAGGGTGAGGAGCCGGATGGCCCGCACGGAGCGGAGCCCGGCAAGCTCGGAGGGGAGGATGCGACCGAGGTCCCCACCACGCTCGATGTCCACCACCTCCTCGTAGGAGTCGCGGCACCGGCGCTTCTTCGCCTTCTGGGCGATCCGCTCCAGCCGCCCGGCAAGCTCCACGATCTTCCGGAGGTGGGCGGAGGAGGTCAGGGCCTGGGCGAGGATCGCCCGGCGAGGGTCCTCCTGCTCGTGGGTGGCGGGGGCCTCTCCGAGCCCGGGGGCGATCCCGTTCAGGAGGGTCTTCGCATCCTGGACGGCCTGGGAGGCATCCCGGCAGGCTCCCCGGAGGACCGCCCGCACCTTATCCGAGGCGGAGAGCTGGAAGGTAGGACGGCCGAAGGCATCCACCGTGGGAGGGGGTTCGGCCTTCGGGTCCTCCTTCACCAGCTCGGGCAGCTTCGGCTCCAGGGCACGAAGGAGGTCGGCGGTGGCCAGGGCGGCCATATCGGGATCGGAGCCCGTCAGGGAGGAGAGGTGCTGGAACTCCGGCATCTCCCCCAGGAGGGAGTGGACGGTCTCGGCCCACGGGGCAGAGGCATCCGGGGTCTCCAGCTTCTCCGGGTCATCGTAGAGCCGGGAGAAGACCTCCAGGCCGAGGCTCGTGGCCTTCTGGGCATCCTGCCCGGTGAGGCGCAGGGCCTGGGCGGTGCTCCCCAGGACGGACTGGAGGTTCCCGCTCTGCCGCTTCTGGAAGAGCATCTCCTGCCACCGGGAGGTGGAGTAGACGAGGGGGTCGATCTGGCGCTTCGTGGAGGGCTTCGTGGACATCGTGGGGCTCCTTGCTCACCCGGAGATATTACCCGGTGGTGGGTTAGGCGGCAAGGCCGCTCCGCGAGATAATCGCGGAGCTGCCCGCCGAGGTGATCAGAGCCCCATCGCCTTCGACACCGACCGCTTGATCGCCGCGCCCATCGCCACCACCTCCTCCGTGACCGCCACGATCTTCGGGGTGGCCCGGAGCCCCCGAAGCTGGACGATGATCGCCTCCAGCTCCTTCCGGACCTTGATCGCCGGGCCCGCCTCGATCTTGCTCATGTCGAGCTTCCCGAAGGCTTCGATGGCCGCGTCCCGGAGGCGGGTGGCTTCGTTCAGCTCGGGGCTCGCCTTGGCCATGACGACCTGGGCCACCTCCTGGGCGTCCTCCGGGCGATCCCAGAGGCAGTCCTTGGCGATGAAGAGGTCTTCCGTGGTCGCCTCGGTGACCCCCCGGAGGACGGCCTGGGCCTTCACGAGCCCGACCAGGGAGCGGTAGCGGCGATCCGAGGGCTTGATCCCCTTCTGGGCAAGCTCCGACCGGATGGCCACGATGGCCTCCAGGACTTCCGCCGGGACGGTGACCGTGGCCACCATCCCACGAAGGGCCTCCAGGTCCCCGGCGGTGAGGAAGGTGGTGACCACCGGTTCCCCCCCGATCAGCATGGCCTTGAAGTGATCGGCGTCCGCGATGTAGGAGACCCACCGCCGAAGGGTGAACCGGTCATAGAGAGCCTCCAGGCCGTCGTCCTTCGGGGTCTCGTTCGACATCCCCAGGCAGAACTCCAGGGGGCAGGTGGTCCGCACCGTGCCGTTGTCGAAGGCGCGCTCGTTCAGGAGGGTCAGGAGGGCGTTCAAGATCGCGGAGTTGGCCTTGAAGACCTCGTCCAGGATGGCGATCTGCGCCTCGGGCAGGTACCCCTTGGTCTTCCGCTCGTAGCGGTCGGCTTCCAGACCGGCGAGGGAGTAGGGACCGAACAGCTCCTCCGGGACGGAGTGCTTCGTCATCAGTCGGGTGAAGGTGGTCCCCTGGATCGCCTTCGCCAGGAGGAAGCCGAGCATGGACTTGCCGGTCCCCGGGGGCCCCAGGAGGAGGAGGTGCTGGCGGGCCAGGAGGGCCGTGAGCATGGCGTCCACCTCGTCCTTCCTCTCGTGGACGGCGGCCTCCAGCTCGCGGCGGAGGGCGGTGATCTTGCGGACGGCTTCGGCCTGGGCGGGGGAGAGGACGGGGGCGGTCATGGGAGGCTCCTTGCTCGTGGTGGCGGGGTGGTTTCTCTCCCGCACCCCATCCACTTACCCCCCACCGGGAAAGCCTGCAAGGCCACTCGCGCCGAATATCAACAGAATCCCCCGGGAGGGGTAAAGTCCCCGGGATCGCCCGGGTAGAGGCGCGGGACGTGGGAGGCGAAGATCACCATGGGCTTCGGCTCCGAGAGGGGATCGGCCATCTCCCCCTTCGTCCGCAGGGCTCCGTAGGTGATCCGTCCATCCGGGAGGTCGAGCACCATGACTACCCCCTCCTGCTCCCACGGGGTGGTGGGAGCCTTCTGGCTCCGGAGCCACGCCGCCGTGGAGGCGTCGGCCTCGCTCTGGGGGAAGTCCCCGGTGGCGGGGAAGAGGTACCCCACGGCCGCGAGCTGCCCCAGGGGGACCCCCCTGGCCATCCCGCGCACCGAGTCCAGGGCGAGGGCCTCCAGGGCCTTCGGGCCGTAGCTGGAGGCCATGATCAGGGCGGAGGGGTCCACCTGCACCACCACCGGGTGGGGGACCACCTTCTCCCCGCTCTCCCCCTCCAGGGTGAAGATGAAGGGCTGGCCCTGGAGGCCACTCCTGGGGTCGGCTTCATACATCTCGGCGGCACGTCGAAGGACGGCGATCACGCTGGCGGAGAGGGGATCGGGGCGGGACATCGGGGCTCCACGAAGAAGGGGGTGGAGGCCGAAGCCCCCACCCCCTTCTTCTACCCCTGGAAGGCGAAGATCGAGAGGACCCCGATCAGGCCGCCATCCCGTCCCGCGCCTGGGCGATGGCCTGGGCGAGGTCATGGCGACCGAGCTTCGACGCCCGGGGGATGACCACGCCGCCGGAGGCGAGGCGAGAGGCGAGGGCCCGGAGGTCATCGCGGGTCATCCCGCCGAGCACCTCGTCATCGGGGAAGGTGACCGTGGAGGACTCGACCACCTCGGCCTCCGGGGCGGCTTCCACCACCGGCTCCACCGGGGCGGCTTCCACCACCGGGGCGGCCTCCACCTCGGCGGGGGCCTCCACCTCGGCGGGGGCCTCCACCTCGGCGGGGGCCTCCACCACCGGCTCCACCGGGGCGGCTTCCACCACCGGGGCGGCCTCCACCTCGGCGGGGGCCTCCACCTCGGCGGGGGCCTCCACCTCGGCGGGGGCCTCCACCACCGGCTCCACCGGGGCGGCTTCCACCTGGGCCTTCACCTTCTCCGGGAGCAGGTTCACCACCTCCTCCACCTGCCCCTTCGGAGCATCGGAGATCACCACGTCGTCCATCCCGGCGGCCTCGCCTTCGGGGTCCTCGGAGGGGCCGAGGCCGAAGAGGATGGCCCCGCTCTCGTCCCGGCCCGTCCGGTGGACCTTGCCCATCCGGGTCAGGTCCCGGAGGTGGGTCTGGAGGGCCCCAGGGCTCGCTCCCACCACGTCCTCCAGGGCCTTCACCGTGAAGGTGCTCTCCCCGGGGAAGGCGGTCTCCACGGCTTCCAGCACCTGGAGGGCGCGCTTGCCGAGGGGCTTCGTCGCCGGGTCGGAGTGGGAGGTCAGGTTCCCGTCGATGATCGAGCGGGCGCGGTCGCGGGCGGTGGTGATCCGGGCCTCCAGGTCTTCCATCCGGACCTGGAGGGCCCCCTGGTAGAGGTCGGCCCGGTCGATCAGCTCCTGGAACTCCGCCATCGTGGTGTCGATGGCGTCGGTCCTGATCTTCCGGGTGGAGTCGATCCAGCTCTCCAGCTTCGTCTCCAGCTCCTGGAGGCTCTCGGAGAGGGAAGCGCGGGCGGCGCTCTGGATGGACTCGCGGGAGGAGTCGGTGGAGCCGACGTGGATCACGAACATCTGGGAGCCACCGATGGAGCCCACCACCCGCTGGAGGGAGGCGAGGTCGGCCAGCTTGTCCTGGGTCACGTACCAGAGCCCGGAGGAAGCCTTCAAGCTGAAAGCGCGCATATCCGCGAGGCGGCGCTGGACCACGCTCGGACGGATGAAGTTGTGATCGTGGAACTTCACGAAGCCGTCCGCCATCTCCACGAAGGACCGGACCTCGTTGCTCCAGGCGGTGGCGTTCCAGGTGCGGGTGGCGAGGTCGAAGGTGACGGACTCCACGGTCTCCCACCGGGCCTCCTTCTTCTTCCCCACCTGGGTCTCTTCCCGGTGGAGGATGCAGACCTTCACTTCGGTCGCCGTCCCGGTGTTCACCACGTCGCCCCGATACTTGTCGGCGGTACCGGCGCGGCCCATGGCCCACGTCCGGGCGGCACGGCGCACGGCGCTCTCCGGGTCGATGTCGGGCACGTCGATCTGGATGCCTTCGCGGGCCAGGATGGCCCGGAGGTCATCGGGGGTGATCTTCGTGTCGCTCATCTCCCAGAAGACGATGGCTCCGAGGCCAGAGGCGGCGTCGGAGGCGGCCTTGTTCAGGGCGGCGGAGGTGACGGGGGAGGCGGGGGTGGGGGTGTTCATGGTCGGGTCCTTCCTTGCTCGTGGGGGGGGTGTTGGCCTCGGAGATACCATCTCTCTCGGCTCCCTTCCTTTCTACCCCCGCGCAGGAAAGGCGGCAAGGCGGGGTGCCCACTTTCTTCGATCATCCTTCCCGGAGGTACCAGAGGTGGGCGGCTTCGGGATCGGCCTTCACCCTCCACCCTGGGGCCCTGGCCATCCTCTTCGGGGCCCACGAGGAGGGGTCCACCTTCCCCCCCACGAGGCGGGCGATCCTCTCCCCGGCCTCCTGGAGGACCGCGCGCACCGCCGGGGAGCGGTAGAAGCCCGCCACGTCCCACCGGAACCGCCGGAGCTTCACCATGATCTGGAGCCCTCGCCGGGAGGTGCGGAGGACCCACGAGACCTCCCCGAAGATGCCCCGGTGCTCCAGCTCCTTCCGGATCGCGGCCACCATCCCGCCGGGAGCCTCGTAGGTGAGGAGGTCGCACCCGTCGATGTCCAGGAGGACGTGGCCGGTCCCCATCTCCTCCAGGTCCAGGATCGGCCACCTCCTCCCCGAAGCTCCCTCCATCCAGAAGATCGAGGTGGGCCGCCACCATCCCACCCCCACGAACCGCTCCGGCATCCACCCACGAGGGACCCCGGTGGGCCTCTCCCGGTGGGCCATCTCCTCCCACGCGAGCCCCTCCCCAGAAGCCCCTCCCCACCTCTTCTCCTGCCACGCGGCCCACCCTTCCCGGGAGGTGGCCCTGGAGAGGGAGAGGGAGAGCCCCGAAGACCAGAGCCTCCCCGTGGCCGTACCCTCGCACCGGGGATCGGGTCCGGGCCTTCCAGCCGCCTCGGATTGCCGATACTCGGCCTCGGACCTACCTTCTCCACCATGGGGCTCTCCACCCACCACCTCTCCCCCTCCACTCCCCCCTTCTCCCTCGTGATCCAGGTCTGGCCCTACCGGGGGGGTATCCTTGTGGATCGTCAGGGAGAAAGCTGGTTCCTCCGAAGCCACTCCCCGGTGGATACGGTGGGCCACGAAGCCCTCCACCCCCTCCACGAGGGCGAAGACCTCGCCGCTCACGGCGCAGGTGGCCAGCCCCCGGTGGAGGTCGAAGAGGAGGGAGGGGTCACGGTCACCGTGGGCGTGGGCCGAGCACCCGCACCGGGTCTTCCCCTTCCCCTTCCCGGGGAGCACCACCGGGAAGGCTGGCTCCAGGACCGAGGGGGCCACCGCCGGGGGGGAGAGGAGCCCTCGCCCCTTCACCCACTCCAGGGCCTCCCAGGCCGCCGCCAGGGCGGCCGAGGTGAGGGTGATCCACCCTGCTCGGGCTTCCCCTCCGGTCCACCGGCGGAAGGCGGCCAGGGCCCACTCGGCGGGGCGGCGGGCCACCTCGGCCCCCACCTCCACATAGGAGCGGGTCACCTGCACCTGGACCCCGCCCTGGATCGGCTTCCGGCGGGCCCACGAGGCCACCGACCAGAGGACGTGCGCGAGCGCCCTGGAGGACTTCTCCGGGGCGTTCACCACCTCGGAGCGGAGGGCCACGGCCATCCTCCGCACCTCCGGATCATCCTCCAGACCCAGCTCCGGCTTCGGGTGGCGGGGGCTTTCCCACCACCTTCCAGGACTATCAGCCTCTGAACTGCCATTCTCCTCACTCTCCGGTCCACGAGCCGCGAAGGCAGGAGGGCCGTGGTGGAGAAGGGCGAAAGTCAGGTGGTTCCTTGATCTTCCTCTGCTACAAGGAAGGTGCTCCCCCGCCGCTCGGGGCCCCGTAGGTAGCAGCCTCCGCCCTGAAAGGGAGTGAGCGCACCGAGCGGTAGGGGAGGTGTCCGAGAGGTACCCCGGCACTCCCACGGGGGCAAGGGTGCCAGCTTGCCGATCTTTCTTTCGCCATTCTGCGAGAAAGCGCGAAAGCCACCGCGCCAGCTTTCCGGTGCCCGCATAGTGGAAGGGGGTGCGGGAGAGAAACCACCCCGCCGAGCAAGGAGCCTCCCATGACCACCCCCCTCTCCATCTCCGCCGCCCTCTCCGAGATCACCACCCACGGGCAGAGCACCTACCCCATCGCGTTCGCCCGCGAAGTGATCGCCGCCTCGGGCGGCACGGTCACCTGGGCGACGGCTGGGGATACCTGGGCCACCCTCTGCAAGGGGACGCCCGGGACGGCGTACCCGGCCCTTTAGGGCTTCGGAGCGGGGGGCTCCCCGGAGGGGGGCTCCTCGGCCTTGGCCTCAAACTGGGCCTTGGCGAACTCCCGCACCTGGGAGTGCCCCCAGACCGCCGTAGCCCCGGCCGCGAGCGCCCGGAGGAGCACCTGGGCGGTGAGGGGCTCCCCCTGCCCGGCGGTGATCGCCGTGCGGAGGAAGACGGCCAGGAGCACGGCCAGGATGGGAGTGATCTTCCGCATCCACGGGCCCCACGCCTTCGGGGCCACCTTGCGGGCGGCTACCGTGAGCGCCCACGCGAGGAGCACCACGAGGGGGTCCGACCCGTCGAAGGGGATGGAGGTGGCGGCGAGGAAGAGAGAGTCCATAGTGGCTCCGCTGGCTTTCGGTCTTTCTACGGGGTGGCGGGAGGGTGGTGCCCCCAGAGGCCGATCACCTGCCCCAGGAGGTAGAGGGCGGCCCCGAAGCCCGGAAGCTGGGCCACGGTCATCCCGAACTTCGCGGCCCGGGTCATCCCCTCCATCCGAAGGCGCTCGGCCTCCAGGGTCTCCAGCCGCTTCTCCAGGGAGTCGGTGCAGGAGGTCACCCGCCGCTCGTGGTCGGCCAGGGCATCGGTCACGCCCTGACGGATCATCGCCTGGAGGGCGAGGGCCGTGAAGTCGCGGCTGGCCTGGAGCCCGCCCACCTGGACCTGGAGGTCCGTGATCCGCTCGTTGAGCTTGGTCACCTGGGCGGAGTGGTTCTCGGCCCCCCGTTCCATGTAGGCGCGGAGGGCTCGGAAGTCTTCGTGAATCTGCTCGGGGGTCACGCTCTTCACCCTCCGATCTTGGCGAGCACGGTGGCGGCCCGATCCCGCTTCCGGGCGGCCACCCGGCGGAGGTGAGCCACCCGGGGGATGCTCCCACCACCGTCCGCAATCTCGGCCGCGCGAAGCTCCAGGAGGACGGCTCGGGCGGTGAGCCGGTCGGCCACCTTCTTCCGGTCGAGGTCGTCCACCGTGAAGGTCTCCACGAGCCACTTCGCCCCGTCCCGGGCGAGCCCCAGAAAGCTCTCCCAGAAGGGCCCATCCAGGGCTTCCAGGGCGGAGCCGATGGGGCCACCGGGGGCCTGGGAGAAGTCCCAGAGCCGGTCCAGGATCTCCGGGAGCTTCTGGGCGAACTCGTCCTGCGAGTCCTCCAGGTCCTCCAGCATCTTCTGCTGGGCCTCGTCCAGGGTGATCTTCCCCTGGACCATGGCCCCGGCGGTGGAGAGGTACGTGTCCCAGTGGCTCTCCGTCCACTCGGAGAGGAAGGTGGCGACGGCTTCACGAGCGGCGGCGGGGTCTACCCCAGAACGAAGAGGGATCAGCATGGGTGACGGCGGCTCCACCCCCGTTCTACCACCACGAGCCAGGGCAAGCCGCCCGTTCGGAGTGGGAACCCGTCAGGGGGTTAGGCCCGAAGCGTGGCGAGCCGCTTTCGTCCAGGCCAGACCCGGAGCCCCAGGACGGCCTTTCCGTGCTGATACTCCACGGTCTCCACCGTGGCCCGCTCGGCGGTCCAGGTGAACTCCGAGTCCGTGAACCAGAGGGTTTGTCCCCGGGTGAGGAAGAGGAAGACCCAGGGATGAGCCTCCCACTCCACATAGTAGGAGGGGACGGCGAAGTGAGCCACGAGCCAATCGATCACGTAGTTGGCTTCGGCGGCCGTCTGGATCAGGGGGCTCTCCAGGGTCGCGTAGGCCCGGGCTCCCACCGAGTCCCTGGAGAGGCGGCAGGTGGTATCGTTCCCCGGGTCTCGGGTCACCACCCCGTTGTAGGTCTCGGTCAGGGGGTCGTAGGCATACCGGACGGTGAAGTAGTTGAAGAGGTCTTCCTTGGCACTTTCCTGGATCGCGGAGACCCGATTGATCAGGGGGTACTCCTCCGCCGTGAGGTCGGCGGTGGGGATCGCCCTCCAGTCGGTGACGATGGGGCCATACTTCCCGTTCTGCCAGACCATGGAGACCATGGGGTAGCTGGCCAGGAGGGTGCCTTCCACGAAGGTCAGGATGCCCCCTTCGTCGGCGGCGTTGGAGGCGTTGATCACCACGAGAGGGCGGAGGTCCGGGAGGAGCCCACGAGCCCGCCCGAAGAGCGCGGCGTGTGAGCCACGCGAGCCGATCACCGAGAACTGCTCCACGAGCCGCTGGATGATCTGGACGAGGTGGAGGGACTCGGTGGTGGTCACCGTGGCGTTCACCGAGTCATTCTCCTCCCAGGCCGTGGCGACGGCGGTGAAGGCCAGCTCCGTATAGGGGGTCCCCAGGAGGTCCACGGCCTCCACCTCGGTCCACGGGTAGTCCGCCGAGCCGGAAAGCTTCTCCACCCCGTTCACGTAGACGGTGCCCACCGTGAGCCCGTGGCCGTACCCGACCAGGAAGCTCGGGGAGCTTCCAGAGGGCCACCCGGTGGCGGTGGTGATCCGGATGCACTCGACGGAAGTGCCCCCGTTGAAGATCAGGGGGTACCTCTCCCCACTCCAGTCCTCCGGGAGGTCGGCGTGGCGGTCGGTCCCGGCCACCCACGGAGGCACGATCAGATCGGCGGTGATCTTCGGGTCCGATAGCTCCACCTCCAGGGTCTCGTCGTCGGTGCCGAAGGCGACCCCCCCGGTCATCTCCCCACGAAGGAGGACGATCCTCTGGTCGTAGTCCCCACCCGGGATCTGGAGGCAGACTTCCCCGTAGCCCGCGAGCATCCGGCGAGCCCCCACGATCCTCGCAGGCTGCACGAGCTGGATGGCCACCTCCACGGTGGCGCTCTGGACATCGGCGGCCCCACTCCCCACCGTGTAGCTCCACGAGACCTCCGGCTCCTCCTGGAGGCATGGGAGGTAGGTCACGTCCCGCCCGGTGGTGGCGGAGGTGACCTTGAAGGGGGTGGTGGACATCCGGACCACGGTGTCCTGACCGAAGACGAGGTCCACCGTGATCCGAGCCTTCGCCAGGGTGGGGTCGTCCCGCACGGCGTCCCACCACGCGGGCGAGAGCCACCCCGCCCCGGCTCGGTCGGAGACCCGGAAGAGGTCGAGCACCCGAAGACGAGAGAAGTCGGCTTCCGTGGAAAGATCGGGCATTAGGTCACCTCCACGAGCTGGAAGGGCGAGTCACCCGCCCCCTGCCACTTCCCGGTGGTATCCGTGAACCATCCCTCGTTGTCGAGCTGCCCGCCGGTGGAGACGTATCCGTAGAGGAGTTGGCTCGGCAGGTTCGCGTGGTCCACCACGAGGGCCACCGGCCGCACGTCGAAGGAGGAGAAGAGGCGAAGCATCCCGCGAAGGGCCTCGCGGCTCCGCTGGCTCACGTCGCCCACGAGCCGCCCCTGCCAGACCCGTTGAGCCGGGCCCTCCGAGTAAGCCCACGTCACGCCACTCTTCGACGTGAAGCGGGTGGTGTTCGGCTGCTGGTTGTCCTTCCAGCTCCAGTCCAGGGGAGGATCGAAGTCGTGGACCGGCCCGGCCACGAGAGCCCCCAGGGCGTGCTTCCCGCCCTCCACGTCCTCGGAGGGGAGGACCACCCGCATCCACCGGGTCCGCACCGGCTCACCGTACCGGACGGCCATCCGGTTGGAGAAGACGCAAGCCGTATCGCCCGCCATGGCTCCGTAGGTCTGGAGGTCCAGGGTGTTCACCGTGGACTCCAGGTAGAGCCAGATCGAGTCCGCATCCCGGGCGGGCCCGTGCTTCCTCACCTTCCAGGTCTTCCCGACCGGGGCGGTGGTGGTTCCAGCCGTCACCCGGAAGTAGGCCCCCTCCCAGGAGGCCGCCGGAGGCACGAGAGAGGTGGAGTCGAACTTCACGAGCACGGCATGGCCATCCACCGCCCGGATGGCCATGGCCGAGACCAAGGTAGCGTCCGCCGCGTAGGTGAAGAGCGGAGAAGACCACTCGTTCTGCCAGTGGTATTCGATGGTCGCCGTGCGGCACCGGCTCCCGAAGAGCGCCGCCGCCTCGTGGAGGGAGCGCCTCGTGGAGCCCCCCGCACCGAAGTCCATGATCAGGGCCTGGGAGGTGGAGCCCGCCGCCTCCCAGTAGAATCGGGGCGAGTCAACGAAGATGGATTCTGCCGGGTTGGCCAGAGCCACCTCGCCGGTGAAGGTGTCCCGGCGACCGCCGCCACCCCCACCCCAGAAGACATCGATCCCCGCATAGACCCGCTGGGAGCGGGTGGTGGTGCGGCGGCCCTGGTAGTCGCTCCAGGTCAGCCCGGTCTTCTGGAGGACGTGCCCCGGCTCGGTGGTGGAGCCACCGGCGGCCCACGCCTCCCTCCACTCGGAGGTATTGGTCCCGGCTCCGGAGTAGTCGAGGTTCCCCCACTGGATCAGGTCCATGGTCGTCCCAGCCGAGCCGCCGAGGGTCCCGCTGATCCGGGTCCATCCCTCCTCCCGGGTCTTCCACCCCTTCACCGCCTCAAACGGGCGGACGGCCATGAAGACCTTGTAGCTTGGATCGAGCCCCACCCGGAACTCGTGGAGGTACTGCGTGATCGCCGGGGTGGAGACGAAGCCCACCATGGTCGACCCGCCCGTATTGTCCCAGAGGCTGATCATCGTGGTCGTAGCGTTCACCATGAAGTTGACCCCGGTGGGGCCACTCGGGGCGGTGGTGACCCGCACCCCCACGTTCCGATCCGCCGTGGGGGTGGCGCTGCTCGGCACCCGCACCATGGCCCCGAAGGCCATGCCGTAGCTCCGCCAGGGGAGGGAGCCCGGGGTCCACTCCCAATAGCCATAGCCGGAGGTGGTGGTCACCTGGAGCCGGAGGTCCGTGCATCCGATGGTCGGGCCACCGGAGGAGCGGAGGGGCATGAAGGAGTAGGTGGAGGAGTTGGGCTGGCCCCCCAGGCAGAGCCAGTGGTTGGTCGCCACCCACCCGTCCGTGTTCTGCCCCTGGACGGGCACCTGGGACCACCCGGCGAGCCGCCCCACGAGGACCCCGGTGGAGGCCACGGCTCCGGCCCAGTCGAGGAAGCTCCCCACCATGACCAGCTCCCGCCCGGTATTCACGAGCTGGAGGTGCTGGGGCCTCTTCTCCATTCCGTAGAAGGGGATCGAAGAGGTGGAGAGGGTGCGCTGGATGCCCTGGGGATCGTCCAGGTCGTAGACCCGCCCGTGGAAAGTGAGCAAGGTGGCGGTGACATTATCCACCACGGCGTAGAGGAAGAAGCCCTCCGGGGAGGTGCAGGCCGCGAGGTGCTTCACCTCGTGATCGACGCCCATGGAGAAGTCCAGGTCCAGGTCCTGGACCCACTCTTCATCCCGGGTCACCGTGTAGGCGTCCACCTCGTAGTTGTTGGCGGCATCCCTGATCCAGAGGATGAAGGTGCCAGCTCCATCGTTCCTCCCGGCCATGGCCAGGGCGTAGAGGTCGGAGACCTCCCCATTCGTCCCGGTGGTGATCGGGGTGGTGCCGCTCCCCAGGTAGCTCCAGGAGAGCGCCCGCGAGCTGGAGACCAGGGTGAAGACCGTGACGGCGGTGTCCACCCACGCGATCCGCACCCAGTCCCCGGAGGAGGCGAAGGCCACCGAGACCGGGCGGGTGGTGAGCCCCGTCCCAGCGTTCGCCGTAGCCACGAGACGGCTCGCCACGAGGGTCCAGGAGGTACCCCCGTCCTGGGAGCCCCAGACATCCCAGTCCCAGTCTCCGCCGGAGGTGACCAGGGAGAGCATCAGGAGTGAGCCGTCATCCAGCTCGATCATCCTGACCAGGGCGTTATCGTCGGTCACGGCCGTCGTGTAGGTGGTGGTCCGGTTCGGAGTGCCGAGGGCGATGGACGAGTAGGGATCGTCGTCCTCCTCCGAGTGGGAGCGCACGAAGACCGAGGAGGTGGCCGCTGGCGAGTAGCCGACGAGCAATCGCCCGAAGACCGAGGAGTAGACCCCGCACACGTTGTAGCGGGCGGCGGTCTGGTCGTTCCAGGAGTGGGAGCCCCAGAGGAAGTCATAGGCGTTCCAGCCGTACCAGTAGGTCGCCCCCTCCACCTGCCAGACCCATCCGGCCTCTCCCAGGTCCCCGTGGCCCGCGAGCCGATAGGTGAGCACCGGAGCCGAGGTGGGGTCTCCAGCGTGGAAGGCGAAGAGCCGCCCGGCGTTCCCCGTGGCGGGGATCACGGGTCCCACCCGCACCCCCCCCTCGGAGGTGATCGAGCTGATCGCCTCGGCGGTCAGCTCCAGGTCCGGGACGATCAGGTACTGCTGGGGGCCCGGAGTGGAGGAGGGCGAGGAGGAGAGCTGGATGAAGCCGAAGTCCACCTCCTGGACCCAAGCCGTGACATCGGTGGCTGCGTTGTCATCCCGGCGGCTCACCACGAGCTGGAGCGAGCTGGTGATCGCGGGCCAGAGCAGGGACTCGGCATACTGGCCAGCCCCAGGGTCCTCGGTGGCGCTCGTGACCACCACCGCCCGGGCTCCACTCGCCATCTGCACGGTGGTCCCACTCCGATAGCCCTCGGTCACCCGGGGGGTCCTCCCCACCACGAGCTGGGCGGCCATGGTGTTGTCGGAGGCGATGCGGCTCCATTGGCTGGAGAGCTTGGCGTGGGTGAGCACGAAGGCCGTCACCTCAAAGTTGGTTCCAGTCCACGCCCCCGCTGCCACGGTGGACTCCGTGGCCGAGGTGCTCACCCCCGTCCCCAGGGTGGTCATCACGAACTGGGCTCCTGGGCTCGTCCCAGGGCTGATCCCTCCGGAGGTGAAGAGCCAGGACCGAGCCCGGAGGACGGGCGTGATCGCCGCCGTGGTGAACTCCCCCGCGCTGTCCAGATCGGGCCCACCCACCGGGGCTCCGGTCACGATGTCCGCCCTCTGGATGGTCCAGTCGCTCCCCCACTGCACGAGGAAGACCGAGAGGTTCGCCGCCTCCAGAAGGTTCGGGGCCCCTCCCCACCGACGGACCCGGAGCGTGGTTCCGCTCCAGGTGAGCCGAGTGAGGACCGTGGGGTGGCGGTCGGTGGCGGCAGCGGTGGTATCGATCCCACCGCCCCAGAGCCCCCCGATGGGGGTCACCTGGAGGATGGAGCCGATGGCCGTCCCGAAGTCGATCTGCTGGGTGCCAGGGCCCGCGAAGGACCCCAGGGCGAGGTTCATCGTCCCGGCCAGCTTGAAGCCGCTCGTGGAGCCGGGCTGGAGGCACTCGACCACGGTAAAGGAGCCGACCCAGTTTACCGCGTTTCCTCCACGCGAGAGCCGGATCGTGGAAGCCTGCCCGGTGGCGGCCTGCCCGAAGCCCCCGAAGGGGTCCCGGAGGACCCTCACCCCATACTGGGAGGGGGCCACGGCTCCGGTGGTATCCGCCGAGGGGTGGAACATCACGAAGTAGTTGGCTTGCAGGGCGTGATCAAGCACGAAGTCCAGGGTGACCCCAGTGAACGCGCCGGTCTTCAGTTGGTAGGTCGTCACCCGGAAGACCGAGGAGACCTCCAGGGGGAGCTGATCGAGGGAGTAGGGGGAGGGCATCTACTTGCTCCAGAGCTTGAATCGACCGGAGGACTTGATCCCGGAGCGAACCCCGGCGCGACGCTTCATCATGGAGGTCACCTTACCCCGCCCGTTCTCGTTGGCTCGGAGGAGGACCCCGTCGATGATCCGGCCATCGACGGCGAAGAGGGCCTCCAGGGAGGAGGCGGGCCCGGTGGCTCCCTGGCCAGAGGTGATCACCGGGGCCGAGGGGTTGGACTGGCTCGCGCCCGCCGAGCCGCCGAACATCCGGCGGGCGTTCTGGTCGGCGGAGAGCACGGCTTCCCCCGCGTGGAGGGTAACCCCCCGCATCGTGGCTGGAACGTAGGAGATACCTGAATAACTTGAGGACTTGTCCTTCTTGTCACCGCCGCCGAAGATGTCCTCAAACCACCCGGTGAGCATCTCGATCAAGCCATCCACGAGGTCCACGAGGGACTCCCAGAGGGCCTTGAACAGCTCATAGACGATCAGTGGGATCGCAGGGATCAGCTCGGTAAAGAGCGCCTCGATCAGAGCAACGATGATCTCCGGTACCGCCGCCGTGAGGGCCAGGACGAGCTGGGTCACCATCCCAGGCAGCTCCTTCACGAGGGCGATAATAATATCGGGCAAACCGCCAATAATAGACGTAATGATGCCCGGGATCGCCTCCAGGATCGACATCACGATCTGGGGAATAGCCTGGATGATCGAGGTGATAATCCCGGGGATGGCGTCAAGGATGGCCGTGATCAGCATCGGCAGGAGGTCCATGATCCCCTGGATCACCACCGGGAGCTGCTCGATCAGGGTGGGGATCATCTCCAGGATGCCGCTCACGAGCCCCATGACGAGCTTCGGCAGGGCGTCCATCAGCCCCTTCGTGAGGACCGGGATGGCCTCTTTCAGGGCGTCCACGATGGGGGGGATCGAGTCCACCACGGCCTGGATGACCAACGGCAGAGCATCCACCACGGCCTGGACCAGGGAGGGGATGGCCTCGGCCACGGCCGTCACGATGTCCGGGATGGCGGCGGCGATGGCCTCCACCACCATCGGCAGATTGTCCACGATGCCCTGGACCACCGTGGGAAGGTTCTCCACGATCACCTGGACGAGGTCGGGGATGGCCGAGGCGATCCCCTGGATCAGGATGGGGAGGTTCGTCACCACCGCGTCCAGGATCATCGGCACCGCCTCGGCCACCACCGCCACGAGGGCGGGGAGGGCGGAGACCAGGGCTTCCACTACGATGGGCAGAGCATCCACGATCCCCTGGATCAGGATGGGGATGTTCTCGGCCAGGAGGGTCACGAGGTCCGGGACCATGGCGGCCACCTGCTCCGCCAGGATGGGGAGCGCCTCGGCCACCTTCCCGATCAGATCGGGGATGGCGGTGAGGAGGGCCGCCACCACGTCGGGAAGGGCCTCCACGAGGGAGTCCGTGAAGAGCGAAGCGTTCGCCGCCATCTCCTCCACGAAGGAGGCCGCCACGTCACCCACCGAGGCACCACCCGCCTCCCCGGCGGTGATCGCATCCATGGCCTCCTGGATGTAGCCGAGCACGTCGAGCGAGACCGTGCCGCCGGTGAGGGTGTCGAAGATGGAGGTGATCGCCGTGACCACCTCACCCGCCACGTCCACGATCCCGGTGAGCCCCTGCACGATATAGCCTCCGAACTGGAGAAGGGCCTTTCCCACGTCCATCACGACACCGGCCACGGTGGAGAGGACCGCCGCCACGTCCTCGGCGGTCTTCTTCACGGCCGCGATGGTCGCCGCCCGCTCCTCGTTCAGGGCGGCCTTCTTCCGGTCGGCGAAGAGCCCCTCCGCCTTCTCCTTCTCCTCCAGGGTCAGGTCCGTGTTCTCCGAGAAGAAGTCCGTGCGCTCGGCGTCGATGCGCTCGGACTCCTTCATCGCCCCCCGCTCCATGGAGGTCAGGGCGGCGAGGCTCCGGGCTCGGATGGCTCGCCGCTCCTCCTCGGCCTTCCGCTCGGCCTCCTGCTTCTTCTCCAGGGCGGCCTTCTTCTCGTCCAGCTCCTTCTTCGTCTGGTCCCACTGGAAGTGCCGCACCTCCACGGCCTGCCGCTTCTCCACGAGGGCCCGCGCCTGGGAGAACTGCTCGGTGACGATCAGCCTCGCCACCTCATTGTCCTCCACCTCGGCCAGGGCCTTCGCCTCGGAGCGGGAGAGGTCCCGAAGCTCGCGCTGGTGGCTCAAACGGAGCTTCTCTTCCTGGTCGGCCAGGGAGTCCTCGTAGCCCTCGCGGGCGGCCTCCAGGGCCCCCGCACCGGCGGCGGTCGCGCTCTGGAAGGCTCGGACCCACGCCTCCTCCGCCTGACGAGCCGCCTTCTCGGCGGCCTCCCCAGTGGCCCCGAAACTGCGAGCCAGCTCGCTCGCTCCCTTTCCCATCGCATCCTGGGCGCGGGCGGCATCCTCCAGGATGCTCACCGTGGCCTTCCCATAGTCGGCCTTCAAGCTCTCGGCGGCCTGGGCGTACTCGGTGGCCTGCTCCTTGAACGCCTGGACCTTCACCCCCAGGGTCTCCAGATCGCTCGCCACCACCCGGGTCCCGGAGGTGAGGGTGATCGAGCGCATCCCGTCGCTCTGCTCCCCGATGGTCGCGATCACGCTCTCCAGCTCGGCGGCGTCCGCCTTCGCCTTCGCGGCGGCGGCCTGGAAGGAGTCGATGCGCTGGGTGAGGGCGGCCACCGCCTCCACGTCCCCCTCGTCCGCAATCCCCCCCACCGTCCGCAGCTCACCGTTCACCACGAGGAGCTTCCCGGCGGCCTCCATCTGTTGGGCGGTCGCCCCGGTGAGGGACAGGATCAGCTCCAGCTCCTTCTTCCGAGCCGCCGAGAGTGAGCCGGAAGCCGCCCCCGCTTCCAGCTCGGCCTGGGCCTCCTCCTTCTTCTTCACGAGGTACCGATCCAGGGCTTCCGCCCGCTCGGTGTCGGCCTTCACGGCGGTCGCCGCCAGCCGCTCCTGGGCGGACTTCAAGCGGTCGGCGGCGGCGGTCGCGCTCGTGTAGGAGTAGATCAGGGTCCCCAAGGCCACCACGAGGGCCCCGATGGCGATGACCACCGCATACATCCCGCCGGTGGAGACCGCGATGGCCGCGTCCGCCGCCAGGATGGCGGTACGGAGGGCCATCAGTCCCTCCACCGCCGTCTGGATGGCCATGGCGAAGTCCAGCACCTTCTTCGCCACGAACATCGCCGTGAGGAGGATCACCAGCTCGTCCAGAATCGGGGCGAGCTGGCCGAGCACCTCGATCAGGGTCACCACCGCCTGGGCACCCTCGGTGAAGGTGACGGCGATCAGTTGCCGGTTCTCCTGGAGCCACGCTCCGAACTTGTCCGCCTGGGCCTGGAGGCGCTCGGTGATCTGGGGGGCGTTGGCCTGGAAGTAGGCGATCACCTCCGCCAGGGTGGAGGAGAGGGCGTCGAGCACCTGGGCCAGGGGGGCCTTCATGGAGTCGAAGATGGAGAGGAGGACTTCTTCGGCCCCGGACTGTAGCTCCTTGAAGGAGCCCATGACGTTGTCCTGCATCGCCCCGAACATCTCCGAGGCGGCCCCTGACGAATCCTCCAGGGTGGCGATCATCTCCTGATACTTCGTGTCCCCGGAGGCCACTCCACGAGCGAGGGAGGCGAAGGCCGCACCGGCCTCGTTCCCGAAGACCACCATGGCGTCGGAGGTGGTCATCCCGGCCTTCCCGACCGTGGCCAGAATCTCCGCGAAGCTATGGGTCTCTGGGTTCACCTCGGCCATCGTCAGGCCATACTTGGCCATGACCGCCACGTTCTGGTGGCTCGCCTGGGTCGCCCCCACCATGGAGGAGCGGAGGGCCGTTCCGGCCATCGACCCCTGGAGCCCCATATCGCGGAACATCGCGAGCGCGGCCGTGGTCTCCTCCAGGGACCACCCGAAGCCAGCTCCCACGGCTCCGCCGTACTTCATCGCCTCCGCGAGGTCCTCCACCCGGAACTGGGAGGCCGCCGTCACCTTGGCGAAAACATCGGTGACCCGGGTGGCCTCCCCGGCCGAGAGGCCGAACTGGGAGAGGGTGGAGGCCAGGGAGGAGGCCGCCACGTCCAGGGTGGTGCCACCCGCACCCGCGAGGTTCAGGACCGAGCCGGTGGCGGTGATCACCTCGTTCACCGAGAGCCCGGCTCCGGCCAGGATGCCCATGGCGGTCGCCGCCTCGGTGGCGGAGAAGGCCGTGGTGGCTCCCAGGTCACGAGCCTTGGCCTCCAGGGCTCCGAACTCCTCCCCCGTGGCACCGGCGATCACGCCCACCTGGGTCATCTGCGCCTGGAAGGTGGCTCCCACCACCGCCGAGGAGGCCACGATCCCGGCCGTAGCTGCCGCCACCGCCTTCGCCGCCGTGGCGAAGGCCCCCTCCATGGCCGAGGCGAAGCCGTCGAGCTGGAGCCCAAACGCCTTGATCTTCTTCTCGGCGTCGGCGGTGTCGAACTCGTCATCGTCCAGGAGGAGCTGGACGAAGAGCTTGCCGATGGTATTGCTGTCGGCCACGGGGTGACCCTCCTGGGGTTCGGCTGGAAGATAGCTCGCGTTCCGGCTTCGGGCCTACTCTCCCCCCCGGAGGGTTAGGCGGACTCGATGGTCATGCCCCACCGGGCCGCGACCGCCATGATGTTGGCGTCCCTCTCCTCCGGCGTCCGGGTGGACTTCTTCGGGCGAGCCCCCGCCCGCCGGGCGGCAGCTCGGGCGGCTCGGTTGGACTCCGTCTCCGGCTCGGTGCCGGTGAGGGTGGCCCCCACGAACTGCTCCAGAATCTGCTCCGCCGGAGAGACGATGGTAGCGCGAATGAACTCCACCCGGGCGAGGGTAATGCACTCGGCGGCCAGGGCGATCTGGTCCATGGTCATCTCGTCCATGATCATCGACCAGGACTGGCCAGCCGAGAGGAGGACCCCCAGCCCCAGTTTCAGCTCTCGGGCGTGATCCCGATCTTCCCGCTCGGGCCCTTCGTCTTCACCGCCTCCATCGTCTCCAGGGCCTTCGTGACGAGGCGGGCGAGCAAAGGGAGCAAGGCTTCCACCATGGCCTCCACGGGGAAGAGGTCAGCCGCCACCGTGGGGCTCACCTTCATCTCCGAGGCCAGGGCCTCCTTCTCCACCACCTCCTGGAAGGCGACCCCGAAGGCTTCGGCGGCCTTCTCCAGGATCGACTCGTTCGCCAGGGCGGCCTTCACGAGGGCGAGGAAGCGCCCTCCCTCTCCGGGCACGCTCTGGGGGGCCTTGGTCTCCCAGGCGGCCTCCATGGCCTCCTCCAGGAGGCGGAGGGCCTTGATCTGGCGGCGAGCCGGGAGGACCGTGCGGAGCGTGTAGGTACGCCCGGAGGCGGCCTCCACGGTCACGAGGTCCTTCGGCTCCAGGATGGCGAAGAGGTCCCGGATGGCCTGGAGGGCCTTCACGGGATCGGTCTTCTCCACCGTGGGGGTGGTGGTATCGGAGGGGGTGACGGCTTCGTCCATGGCGGGGGCTCCTCTGGGGAGGCTGGAGGGTTACCCCGCAAGCCTACTCCGCCGCTATCGCCACGTCCACTCCGAGGGAGGGAAAGCTACCCGGGAGCGGGTGGCCCCAGGGGCTTCCCGGTGGGGGAGGGCTTCGGCTCCACCTCTCCGGCGGGCTCCTGGGGAGGCACCTGGACAGGCACCGGAGGCGTGGCCACCGGGAGGGCCTCGGGCTCGTGAGCCACGAAGTCCTGGAAGGTGGCGGTCGGCTCGGGCGTGGGCTCGGCCGGTGCCACCTCGGGCGGCTCGTCCTTCGGAGGCTCCAGGGGAGGAGCTTCCGGAGGGAGAGTCGGGCAGGCCAGGAGGAGGAGGAGGAGCATCGTGATCCCCTACGCCGTCTGCTTGACGAGCTTGAAGAGCTGCTGGCGGTACGTGAGGGTCGTCCCGGCCCAGTCCGTGGCCGAGCGCATGGCCATGTAGGAGTGGGGGAACTTGTGCTCGTCCGCGCCCATGCCGATGGCCATGCCCGCCTCGGAGTATGCCTTCCAGAGGTAGACGTTCATCGTGTGCCCGGTGACCGCCATGGCGTGCTGGACCTTCACGGCCACCTGGGAGACGATGGGATCGCCACCGAAGGAGAAGGAGTCCTCCCCACCTGCCGAGGTGGTGGTGCCAGCTCCCAGGGCCTTCGCCATATGGTCAAAATTCCACTGGATGCCGGAGAACGAGACCTTGGCTCCCTGGCTCTGGGAGAAGGCGTAGATCGGCACCTTCGGGTTCCCCGCCGTGATCACCTTCTTCTCGGAGGTGATCTCGATGTTCACCCCGTCCTCGGTGATCGCGCCGACCTCGGTGGTCGGGGTCGAGCCGGTCGCCCCGAAGAAGATGACGCCGGGGCCGAACGAAAACTTGTTCTCGTCGTAGGTGGGGAGATTGAGCGGCATGGGGGCGAACTCCAGATCGGGGTGGCGGGCTGGGTGCGCCTCTCGGGCGGCTTCCTGGAGGGGAGGTTAGCCCACCGTGAAGCTACGATCCAAGCTGGGGCGGAGCCTAACCCCGGGGAGGGGAATACCCCTGGCGGTTCGGGTGACCGCACCGGCGGCAGGGCACCTCCACCCATCCCTTCTCTCCCACCTGGACCTGGACGTGGTAGTCCTTGACCCGGATGCGGAGCACGTCTCGGACGGTATCGTAATAGCCGAGGAGCCCCCGGCATCCCTCGCACTTCCAGGGCTGGTGTCCCTTCTGGACCCCGGGCTCCTCGTCCTCGGAGGAGTCCCGCACCTTCCGGTCCAGGAGCTGGACCGTGGCCACGAGGGGGGCGATCACCTCGGTCTCCAGGGCATCGATCCGCCGGAGGGCGGCTCGGAGGGCGGTTTCCAGATCAGCCATCGGACGCCTCCTTCACCTTCACGCGCACCACCTCGGAGCACTCCGGGCAGGTGAAGGAGCGGAGCGAGCCCACGCCGATCTGGGACCTCGCCGAGAGGGTGGTGACCGCGTGGCCCTTTCCGCACCGGACGGTGGTGCCGCCCTTCGGGGGCTGGGCCATGGGGGTGGAGTCGCGAGTAAACATCAGAAGCTCACTTCTCGGCTATGCCGAGGCTGGGAGGGCGGTGGCCATGACGCGGTAGGAGCCACGGGTGAACCACGCCCCGGTCTGGGGGTTCCACCCGGTGGTGGGGGAGTCCACTTCCTGGATCGACCCCTTCACGGTGACCCCCTCCCTGGAGAGGCGAGCCCTCCGGAGCGCGGGCCGGATGGCGTCGAAGAGGTGGTGAGCATCCCCCTGGGAGGTCCGGGAGTAGGCGTAGACGTGGAGGAGGGGAGCCTGGAGGCCGCCGAAGCCGTAGCCCCCACCACCCACGAGGTCCACTACCACCCGGGGGTAGAGGTCCTCCCCCTCCACGGCCCCGGTGCGGTCCCCGAAGGGCCCGGTGATCCGGTCCTCCACGATGGAGGAGACCCCGGAGGTCTCCAGAAGGAGGAGCCGCACGAGGGAGAGCACCTCTTCGGTCGGGTATACGGACATCTACGCTCCTCCTCCGGCGGGCAGGCCGCCCTTCGTGAACTTACCGGAACCATCCCGACCAGGGGAGAGGCTCACCCCCATCCCATCGGAGAAGCGAACGTGAGCCTTCGTCCGTAGCTCCTTCCCCAGCACCCGGACCATCGCCCGCATCATCTCGATCCTGACCGGGCGAAGGTTGGCGGTGATCCAGATAAAGTCTCGGGCGAACATCACCCTCGTCCCTTGGATTACCGCCTGGGCGTGAGGGGCCACCGAGGTATCCGCGAAGACCAGATAGCTCGCTCCCATCGGAGCCCCACGAAGGGCCCGAAGGAGCTGGCCACTCTGGGAGTGGACCCACCACCCGGTATGTCCCAGGGCGGCCTCCTGGATCGATCCGTGGCGAGTGGCGTAGGGATTGTCCAGGGCGTCCAGCTCGGGCTGGCCGTGGCCGTCCTTGATCCCCCCGGTCATCCTCACGTAGCGGAGAAGGGTGGAACCCGCCGCCTCCACCACGCGGTCCTTCACGGCTTGCTCGGTGGTCCGAACGAGCCGCATGGCCTGAATGGTGGCGGCAACGCCTCCGACCTTTACGCGAATCATGGATGAACTCTACTCCGCTTCTATCTCGGTGGTGGGACTACTCCCCCGGGGGGGTAGGCTCGGCCACGGGCTCACCGGGATCGGTGGGCACCGCCGGGGGGATGGTCGGGTCCGGGAAGTCCGGGAGGTCGAAGGAGAGCCCCTTCCTGGAGGAGCCGTCCACCCGGGCCATCCCGACCAGGGGCCGCTCCGGAGCGTTCTCCTGGAGCCAAGCGAGCATCTCCTGGGCGATCCGGTGGTACCCGTGGGAGCCCGCCGTGCGGGCCACCACCTCGGAGACCATGATCCGGGCCATCCGGAGGTGGTAGAAGCCCGCCTCCTTGAACGGCAGGTAGGAGTTGCCGGGGCAGAGCATCGCCCGCCGGTAGCACTCCATGGCCGTATTCTCGTCCCCCTGGTTCTCGGCGTGGAGGCCGAGGCTCACCCACGCCTTCGCGGAGTAGGGATCGTCCGCCAGCTCCAGGCGGAGCAGGTGGATGTAGTGGTCCAGCTTCTGCTCCATCCGGAGGTCGCTCACCTTCTGCCCGGCGTTGAGCAGGACGAAGGGCGAGTAGCGAAGCTGGGGGTGCTCGCCGCGAGCCAGGAGGGCCTGGGTGGCGTGGTCGAACCCTTCATGCACCCGCCCGTTCATCACCATCAGTCCCTCCGGGTCGATGCGGGAGAGCCGCACGGACTCCGAGGAGGTGGGGGGCCCGGCGGGCTGGAGGTTGTGGTAACGGAAGAGCCACCCCCACCCGTTCGACACCTCGGCCATCCGGCGCAGGGCCACCATCTCCTCGTGAGGAGCCTGGAAGTGCTCGTCCGGGTCGATGAAGAGGGACCACCCGATCCCGGGCAGCTCCTCCTTCCCGATGCGAGCCAGCTCGCGGATACCGGCGTTGCGAGCTTCCGCGATATTGTCGGCCAGGGGGTGGTGGATGAAGCGAGCCCGGAAGAGGGAGGCATACTTCGCCAGCTCACGGCTCGGCCCGGTGGAGGGCCACTCCTCCAGGGACCAGGGGGCCTCCGGGTCCGAGGTCCAGCCACGATCCCCCTCGGCCCACTCGCCGGTCCAGGTGAGGACCACGGCGTCCACCACGCCGTAGAGGTAGTCCAGGAGCCGCCCCAGATCGTCCGGGTCCTCCTTCTCGTAGACCAGGACGTGGAGCCCCATCCCGTTCACCTCCACGTAGGGGTAGAAGACCGCCCCCTCCTCCTGGACGAGGTGGCCGTATCCATCGGCACCCACGAGCCACGGATCGGGGTTCGGGTCCTGCTCGCCGTACCGGCGGAGCTTCCTCACCCGGTCGAAGTGGCGGAGGTAGCCGAGGTGCCGGAACCGGAAGCCCGCCACCCGCTTGGCCTGGGGACCCATCTCCGGGCAGTTGCCGCAATGCAAGCCGTTGAAGCCACCGGCCTGGATGCGGCGCGGAAACGCCTTGTTGACCTTCCACAAACGGAAGCCGTGCATCCCGCCCCGGTAGGTCGGCCGCCCGTTCACGGCATCGCCCCACGGGGAGTCCACCCGGATCATCCTCTCGGAGTCCCAGTGGTTGAGCCAGGAGAAGTCCCACTCCTGGACCATCGGGTCCGGGTGGGAGAGCCAGCGGTCCAGGTGAGCACGGCGCACGCGCTCCTCCGGAAGCTCGTCGTGGTCCACCGACCAGAGCCAGTCGGCTCCCATGGACTCACCGAGGGCGATCACTCCGTTCCGCTCCTCGCGCTCGTTGAAGTCCCCCTCCCAGCACCGGACCTTCACGGGCACCTCGCGGCCCCCCTGGTCCTTGGCCTGGAGGCGAAGGGTCTGGATCACCCACCGGCGGGTGGCCTCGGCCACGGCCTTCAAGCCGCCGCCCTTCTCCTTCGTGGCATCCACGCACGCCTGGAGCCACGCCCGATCATGGTCCCCGAAGGAGGGGAGGCACGCCCGGAAGTCCGGGGAGCGGGAGCACTCGGCGGGGTTCTCGGTGAGGAGGATCGCGAAGCCATCCACGAGCCGGGACATCCCGACCATGGAGGCGCGGAGGTAGCCGATGTCGTTCCCGGTCTCCACCTTCACCCGGTACACCGCCACCACCTTCTGGGTCGGCCCGTTCCGGCTCTCGGCCCGGTGCTTCTCGTAATACGCGAGCCGGTTCCGCATCCCCCGGTCCATGCCCGGGAAGAACTTGTCGAAGCTCTGGTGTCCGAGGTGGAAGATGAAGGTCTCCCCGTCCACGAGGAGCCGCCATCCCTGGCGCTCCGCCCGGACGCAAAGATCGTTGTCCTCGTAGCCCGCCACCGGGTACCGCTCGCCGTCGAAGACCCCGATCACCTTCCCATCCTCCCCACGGTAGGAGAGGTCCAGAAGGCACTCCGCCGTGAGGGCCATGCAGAAGCCGGAGAGGAAGGAGGCCGAGAGGTACTCCCCGGAGTTGTCCCGGCGGAAGAGGCTGGAGAAGTGGTCGGCGTTCTTCTCGGTGATCTGCGCCTCGGCGCTCACGGACTGGATGCCCGCCACGTTCACCGAGCACGGGCCCACGATGCCGATCCGGCCGTAGCCCTCCAGAGGCCGCCTCGGGCGGACCCCCACGTCCTTCCCTCCCACCTGCTGGAGCACCCGGCCATCGTCCGGGGCCTCGGACGGAGGCTCGGAGACGAGGCGGACGAAGGTGGTGGAGGCCGCCTTCTTCAAGCCCTGGAGCCACCCGGGAGTGACCCGGAGGTCATCGTTGAAGATCACGGTGAGGTCGGGGAGACCGGCCCGGTCCAGCATGATCTGGATCGCCCGGTTGGAGGCGAGCCCGAAGCCGGTGGCCTTCCCCTCGTTCATCCAGACCAGATCGTGCGGGGTCCCCTCCAGGGCCTGGGAGAGGGCCTCCAGCTCGGACTCCACCTCCCGGATGCGGGCGAGGTTCGCCGGGACCGGGTTCAGGCAGAGGGCGATGATCACCCCCTCGTCCGTGGGGAGGTGGCTCACGAGCCGCCGAAGGGTGGGGATCAGGACCTCCGGGGTGGCGATGGTCGGGATGACCACCCCGTAGGTGAAGGGAGAGGCAAGGGCCTCACGTTCGGCCGAGAGAGAGGCGGGGTCACGCACGGGCTCCTCCTGGGAGACTGGGGTTGCCCGTCCAGGGTAACACGAGAAGCCGGGCCGTCCACTATTCCGGGGCTTCCCCGTCTCGGAGGGAAACGTGGACCTCCCAGTGGTGGGGGATCATCCCGCCCCGAAGGAGGAGCGAGCCTTCCACCTGCCACCTCTCGGCGGTGTCCTCGTCCAGAAGGTAGTCCCCTCGCTTCGGCTCCAGGTCCGTCCGGTAGTCGATCCCGATCATCGCCTGTCGGCTCTCCACCCTCACGTCCCGCTGGTTCACCCACTTCGGGGTGCCGGGCGAGAAGGCCCCAGGGACCCCGGTGGCCACGTTGGCCATCAGCTTCGGGTTCACCGAACCATCGGCCCCCAGGAACTTCGCGGAGAAGGTGGTGCCGACCAGGGCCCCGGTGGGGGTGATCGTGGTGACCGAGGTGAAGCGGCGAGCCGTGGCCCGGTACCCGCCACCGGCGGTGAAGGTGAGGGTCTCCGAGGTGGAGGAGCCATCCACCACCCCAGCGACCACCACCGTCCCGGCCGCCGTGGCCTTCACCTGGACCGAGCTGGGGGCGGGCGGCTGGCGAGTGGGGGCGTGCCCTCCACCGGCGGCGGTCACGGCCTCCAGAAGGAAGGGGGTGAGTCGCTGGAGGGTGTAGCGGCTCCCGGAGAGGGCGGTGATCGACATCTACGCCTTCCCCTTCTTCTCGCCCTTCTCGCCCTTCTCGCCCTTCTCCTTCACCTTGGTCTCCTCCACCGCCACCACCTCCCCCAGGGGGATCAGGGGAGGCGCGGGGTCTGGGGCACGCTCGGGGTAGCCACCGAAGAAGTGGACGGCCCCGCACTTCACCTCCATCCAGGAGCCGAAGGTGGGCGTGAGGACGAAGAGGTGGACCGCCTGCCCCATCTCCCGGCGAAGCTTCACGGCCTCCTCCAGGAGGGTGGCGGGCTCGGTCCCGGTGTAGGCCACGAGCACCACCGGGTAGGGGCACCCGGCCACCTGGGAGGCGAGGGCCACGGCATCCGGACCCACGGCCAGGGCGACCCCTTCCAGGAGGTGGAAGCCCTCGCGGTAGACCTTGGCCTCCGAGCCGTACCACGCCCCCAGCCAGCGGCTCGTGGGACCGGCCAGGATGGCGGTGCATCCCAGGAGGTGCTCGTCCTCCTGGCGCAAGGAACCGACAACGGCGATCTTCATGGTGGAGACTCCTCGGAGAATAGTAGCCCGCTGGCTTCTCCGGTTCCATCCTATCCCCGCGCCGGGCTACCTGGGGAGGTCCGCGAGGTGGGGCAGGGTGGCCAGGGCCTTCGCCCACGCCACGGGGTCCCGGGTGACCTCCCAGTAGCACTCCTCCCCTCGGGTCTCGCACTCGGCCACTCGCTCGTCCAGCCACTTCGCGGCCTCCGGGCTCTTCCCGATGGTCCAGGTGGAGGGGTCACGGGTGAAGCCAGGGAGGGGGCATCCCTCGGTCCAGTCGTCGTTCTTCCCCGGGTGGACCCTGATCCCCTGGAAGGCAGGGACCCGCTGGACCTCCATGACGAGCTTCTGGAACTTCGGAGACCACGTCCTCCGCAAGCGGTACCGGCCCACCGGGATCGCGGTCTCCTTCTTCACCTTCCGGGTGAGGGTCGCCGGGATCGAGGAGTCGAGCCCCCGATCCTGGTCCTCGCAGACGAAGCCGTAGTTGAGCCACTCCCCCAGCTTCACCTTCGTCGGGTCCTGGGTCCATCCCACGGGTGGGCGGGCGTACCCCCAGACCCCCCACCGGATGGAGAGCCGGGAGAGGGTGGTATCCGAGCCGAACAGATCGCGAGTGGTGAGCAGCTCCACAGGGCACCTCGCGGAGAGCCTACCTCACAAGTCCGCGACCTTCCATCTCCAGGTGAGCCAACGCCTGGGCTCCCACGGTGGCGGTCTGATCCTTCATCCAGTCGGTGAGCTTCACGAGCCCGTCCCGGAGGCTCACCTGGGGCACCCACCCCAGGCCGTGGAGCCGGGAGGAGTCGGAGAAGCAATGCCGCACGTCCCCGGAGCGAGCCTTCTTCGCCAGGGTGGGAGGGATGTCCTTGCCGAGGGCGAGGGCGAGCCCCTCCGCCACCTGCCGCACCGAGATCGGCCGCCCGGTCCCCACGTTGTAGACCCCCCGGGCCTCCGGGTGGGAAAGAAGGGCGAAGATGGCGGAGGCGGTATCCGAGACGAAGGTGAAGTCCCGGGTCTGGTTCCCGTCCTCGTAGATCAGGGGGCTCTCCCCGGCCAGGAGCCGGTTCCCGAAGATCGCGCAGACGCCCGTGTAGGGGTTCCCCAGGGCCTGCCGGGGGCCGTACACGTTGAAGAGGCGACCCACCGCCACCTGGGCCCCGTAGGTGTCCCCGAAGATCAGGGCCATCCTCTCCTGCTCGGCCTTCGTGGAGGCGTAGAAGCTGGCGGGCCGAAGCTCGTCCGTCTCCTCCACGCCCACGGGGAGGAAGCCAGGGAAGTCCCACTCCCCGTCCGCCTCCCACTCCGCCGGAAGGGCGGGGCGCTCGTGAGGCCGCACGCGCTCGCCCTGGCGAACGTAGGCCCCCTCCCCGTAGCTGGACATCGACCCGGCCACGAAGAGCCGGGGGAAGGCGTGATCCATCTTCGCCAGCTCCTGGAGGAGGACCGCCGTGCCCTGCACGTTCACGTCATAGTAGGGGGCGATCTGGTACTGCCCCTGACCCACCCCCACCTTCGCCGCGAGGTGGGCCACGGCATCCACCCCGCCGAGCATCCGGATCGCCCCACGGAGGTCGGTGGCCTCCCGCACGTCCCCTTCCAGGAGGGTCAGGTGGGGGCCCTCGGGCGGCATGTAGGAGGGCCACGCCCGCTCCTCCCCGTGGACCTGGGGGTCCAGGTTGTCGAGCACCACCACCTCGTGGCCGTGCTGGAGAAGGAGGTCCACGAGGTGGGAGCCGATGAAGCCGGCTCCGCCGGTGACGAGAACGCGCATGGGGGTAACTCCGAGGAAGAAGGGCCGAGCTGACCGAGCTGGTATAGCCCGGCTCCTTCACCGTCGCGAGGTAATCAGGCGGCGAGGAGGAGGGTGGCCCCATTCACCCCGGTCGCTCCGGCCGTAGCCGTGCCACCACCCGCCGCCGTCCCCCCAGACCCGCCTGGGGCCGAGAGGGTCACCACCGGGCTCGGCGTGCTGGTCACGAGGACCGCCACTCCACCGGAGCCCCCACCACCACCACCCGCAAGCCCGTTCCCGGTGGCGGCGGCGTTCGCCCCCTTTCCACCACCGGCGATGATCTGCCCGCTCCCGGTGGTGCTCACCACGTAGCGGGCGAAGACGACCACGAGGGGGCCACCCGCTCCACCACCGCCGGAGGTGGCGGTCCCGGTCCCCACGTTGGTCCCTCCACCCGTGCCGCCGCACCCGTAGTTTCCCACGGTGAAGGAGGTGCCGTTCTGGAAGCGGCACCGACGGAGCACCCAGTCCAGGGCTTGCCACCCGCCCCAGTTGGCGATGGGAGCCGTGGGCGTGGAAGGCACGCCGCCCTTGTTCGCCCCATCGGCATTTCCACCCGCCCCTCCCTTCACGAGAGGCACGGAGGAGGCCAGGGCACCCGGGGCGGTGCCGTTGCCGGTGGTATTCCTTCCAGCTCCACCCGCCTGGGTCGTCACCGCCAGGGAGCCCACGAGGGAGAAGGCGGTGCCAGCGGTCAGGCCGCTCGCGGAGTTTCCCGACCACGAGAAGCCGCAAGTGGAGTCCGCGAAGGTCAGGGTCCCCTTCACGAAGGGGATGAAGCCTCCGGTCTTCACCGTGACCCCAGAGCTAAACGAGAGGTCCTGGGCGTAGATGTCCCGGGTCATCGTGTAGACGTTGCCGGATGGAACCATGCCGAGGATGGTCGCCTGCCCGTCGAAGGCGAGGTTGCCGTCCACTCCAGAGCCGTAGACCGAGGCCGAGCCGGTGGCCCCGGTGGCTCCCTGGTTCCCCTGGGCCCCCTGGGCTCCCACGATGGAGGTGGGGTTCCCCCAGGCACCGGCGGCCTTCGGGCCGTAGATCGTCCAGGCCGTGGTGTCGATGTAGAAGTCCCCGTCCACCCCCACGCCACCGGCTGGAGCCCCACTTCCAGAGCGGACGGTCTTCCCATCCACCCCGGCGGTCCCCTGGTTCCCCTGGTTCCCCTGGGAGCCCTGGGAGCCCTGGGAGCCCTGGGAGCCCTGGGGCCCCACGAGGGAGGTGGAGCCACCCCACGCTCCGGCCGCCTTCGGGCCATAGATCGCGGTCGCTCCGGTGTCGATGTAGAAGTCCCCGTCCGCGCCGAGCCCGTTCCCAGGGGCACCGGCTCCGTTCAGGAGTGTGTTCCCACCGGCCCCGAAGGAGTAGCCGCTGCCCCATGCCCCGGCGGCCTTCGGGCCGTAGAGCCTCCCACCCTGGGTGTCCAGGAAGTAGACCCCGTCCTCCCCCAGGGAGGAGGCTGGCACCCCGGTCCCGGAGAGGATCGTGGTGGAGGCCAGATCGGAAGCCACGGTCACCTCGCTCCAGTTGGCTCCCGGAGGCTGGGTGTTCTGGTTCGCCGTGGTGGCTTTGTAGCTCTTCCCGTTCGGAGCCTTCACCACGTCGTCCACGAGGTAGGAGGCGGCTCCACTCCAGGTGCCCCGGTAGACCTTCGCCCCACTCGGAGCGGGGGTCTGCCCCACCACCGAGAAGCCGAGCCCCCGGAGGGTGGTGATCGAGGCATCCAGGGTGACCGTGACCGAGCCCACGGAGGGGGTCACCTCGGAGACCTTCACCTCCACGGGCTCACCCGCCAGCCTGATCCTCACGGGCGGGCGACCGGGCGCGTAGTCCTTCTCCAGGGTGGTGCTCACCTACTTCTTCCGGGTGGTGGCCTTGCTCTTCGGCTTGCCGGTCTCCAGGGCCTTCTCCACCTCGGCCTTCGGGGCCTCGGTGATCGCCCCAGACGCCAGGGCCTCCTGGTAGGCCACCGGATCGGTCACGTCCCCGGGCTTCACGTCCCCGGCCTTCTCGGGGTCCAGCTCGGGCACCTCGGCCTGGACCTTGAAGCCCTGGCGTTGGAGGGCGACCTGGGAGCTTCGCCGGAGGGGGGTGGCCGTGGCCGTGCGCCCCTCGCGGGCGAGCCTCACCACCTCATCCGGGCAGTGGATGGAGGCGGGGATGGGGACCCCGGCGGGGAAGGTGCGGGAGAGGGTCATGGTCTACCTCGACGTGACGGGGGAGAAGTGCTCGGCCAGGAGGACCTCGGCGGTCATCGGGAGAGGCTGGGTCTCTCCCTTCGCCAGGGCGATGGAGTAGGCCCCGATCCGCTCCGAGTCGATCCCCTCCTTCGGTGCGTGGTTGAAGTGGAAGGCCGCCGTGAGGGTGAGGGCGTGGAGCACCGGGGCGGGCACGGTGGACCATCCCGCCGTGTAGGTCGCCACCACCTTCCGCTTCCCCTGGGAGAAGTAGGCACCGGACCCGGAGAGGATCACCCACCGAGCCGACCGATGGAGGTAGAAGTCCTCCGAGTCCAGGGCGCTCCCGTCATCGGAGAGGGCGGTCACCGAGACCACCGGGTAGGCCGAGAGCCGAAGCCGGTCGCAGCCGTTGTCCTCCACGTCCAGGGTCTCCGAGTAGGAGAAGACCGTGAGCCCGGAAGAGAGGCCAAGCCGAGTCGCCACGTATTCCGTGGCACTCTGGCAAAGGTAGTCCAGGAAGGTGTCGTGCTGGGTGAGCCCGGCGGGCAGTCCCAGGTAGGACTTCACCCGGGCGGCGGTGATCGCTGCTGCCATCGACATTAGGTGAGCCTCCAGCTTCTACGCTATCACCCGCGAGGGCGAGGGGTGGGACCGGAGCCGGGCTTACCCCCAGAGGGGGCGGGAGAGACCTTCGGCTCCTTCTTCTCGGCCGAGGCGGCGGCGGCTCCACGGGGCTCACGCCTCGCCGGTGCCGGGAGGCTGGCCCCCTCGATCACCACCTCTTCCCCCGTGGGTGCGGCCTCGGACGTGGGAAGGGGGGCGAGCTTCTCCCCGGGCTTGCGCTCCCAGGGGAGGAAGCCTTCGGGGTCGAGCTTCCAGGCGGCCCGGTCCTCGTCCCAGCACTTCGGGGTGTGAGGGCCCACGTCGGCGGTCACCTCCTGCCACCCACCGAGCCGAAGGAGTCGGTCTCGGAGGTAGGGGTCAGAGAGGCAGAGCGTGGGCTTGGCCTCGCCGTGGTGGAGGGAGAGGAAGGAGCGAGCCGTCCCCCTGGAGTTTGACACATGGAGGGAGAAGCCATGGCGGATCACACGGTGGACCAGGACGAAACGCCACTTGGTCGGGTCTGGGAGTCGTTCGATCCGGGCCATGGAGGCACCTCCGGGGGGGGGTTAGTGCAGAAGCTCGCTCCGATGGTAACCCATCCCAGGGCCACTCGTCCAGACGTGAGCCAAAACGGAAGCGGCCCGGCTCCCCCCGAAGGAAGAGCCGGGCCACCCGGTCCCAGGGACCACCCGGATCAGGAGGCGGTGAGCCCGCCGAGGATGGCCGCGCCCTTGGTGTTGGCCAGGGCGAGCACGCCATCCCAGAACATCTCCAGAGCCTCGTTCTGGCTCGTGGACCGCGCGAGCGGCATCACGGTCAGGGGGGTCAGCTCCTCCAGGTACACGTAGCGGGTGTTGACCACCACGAGGGCCGTGGTGGGATTGCTCACCTCGCCGGTGTTCTTCAGGAGCCGGGTCCCGTTCCAGCCGAGGTCGTTCCCGAAGCCGGTGGTGGTGACCATCGGAATGTCGTCGTAGGTGGCGACCCGGAAGCCAGCTCCCACCACGGTCTTCCCGATGAACTGCTGCTGCGCCTGGAGGGCGGCGTTGAGCTTCCGCATCCCGGCGAAGGTGCCGAAGATCACGAGGTCCCCACGAGCCGCCGAGCCCTTCACGGAGTCGATGGCCTCGTCCAGCTTGGAGAGCACGAGGTCGTCACCGGCCGCCGCCGAGGTGTTGGCGATGGTCTGCCCGGAGGCGTTGGTGACGAGGGTGAGGAGGCCGCTGATCTGCTTCGTGTTCGCGGCGTTGTCACCCGTGAAGATGGCGGACTCCAGGGCGGCGGCGAAGTCCTCGGACTTCCCGACCAGCTCACCACCGAGCACGTCCCCGTAGGAGCGGCCCTGGGCGATGGCCCGGCGGGTCACCGACATCTTCGTCAGGAGGGTCTTGAACGCGAAGTTGGCCTGCGCGTAGCTCCCGGTCTCGTCGGTCCCGGAGTCGGTGTCGTCCACCCACTCGGCACCCGTGGTACCCGCCGTGCGGCGGTTCACGTATGCCTTGTCCCCGGAGCCCTGCTTGCGGGCGAGGACGGCCTGGGCTCCGAACTCGCGGAGCGTGAGCATCTCCACGACCTTCCGGATGTTGGTCTGGAGGAGGACGGACCCGACGTTGCTCACGGTCAGGGCCCGCTCCAGGTAGGCGCGGCGCTCGGGGTCGAACTTGCCGAGCCATTCGGCGGCGTGGGGGTTCATCGTGAAGTCCTCGGAGGTGGGCGGAACGGTGGTGGTGGAGGGGGGGTGGAGAGGGGAGCTACCCGCGAGCGGGTGCTACCCCCAGGCCGCATCTTCGGAGGGGTCCCGGATGATCCCGTCGCTGATCGCGCCCTGGATCATGTCCCGCAGGCAGGACTCCAGGTGGGAGCGGGTGATCGTCCCGTCGTAGCGGTCGGCGGTGAGGGCCTTGGCGTGGCGTTCGGAGACCGAGGCGATGGCCACGGCCTTCCCCTCGGTGCGGGCGAGCTGGACCATGGAGCGGAACTCCGAGCCCTCGCCGTCCCCGGTGCGGTAGGCGTGGTCCGGGACCATGGCCCGACGGCCCTGGGTCGGGCGACCGGCGAGGTCCGCCACCCGGGCACGGAGCGTGGAGACCTCGGCCTCCAGGAGAGCGGTGCGGTCCACGGCCACCGGAGCGGGCGCGGGGGTCGCGACCGGCGCGGCGGCGGGAGCCGGGGCGGCGGAGCGAGCCGCTTCCACGGCGTCGAGCCGGGCGGTGATCGGGGTCAGGGCTTCGGCCAGGAGAGCGCGGAGGGCTTCGGGGGTCATGGAGTCTTCCTCGGTGGGGGTGGAGGGAGCTTCTTCGCTCCGCGTGGTCGTAGAATCATCCGGCGAAGCCAGCGGCGCAACATTCGCGGACGGCTTACCCGTGACCGGGGAAGCGGGCTCGACGGCTCGCTCTTCGGCGGACGGCTCGGTGATCACGGGCTCCACGATGGAAGCCGGGGGGGCCACCGGAGCCGCACGGGTCTCGGGAGGCTCGGTCGGCTGGACCGCCGGGGCGTGAGCCCGGGCATCGTCCAGCACGAGCGGGGTGGTGGAGGCCACCCGGAGGGCCTTCACGGCCGCCGTGCCCATGGAGCGCATGAGCTTCAAGCCCATGGAGTCGGGGTTCGCGGGGGCACGGGTGACCGCGAGGTGATCGAGCTTGACGGAGAGGATGATCACCCGCTCCACCTCGCCCTCCTCGTTGCTGATGAACCGAACGTCCGTGAACCATCCACCGATGGAGAGACCGATGGGCTGGCCCGCCGAGAGACGGCGCTGGAGAGCCATCGCCTTCTCCTCTTCGGGGAAGAGCTTGGCCCGGATGGAGAGGACGTAGCCCTGCTCCCCACCATCGGCGGGAGCCTCCACGGAGGCGGCCTTGACCAGCCCCTCCTCCGTGATCCCGATCACCTCGTCCCACTCCACGGGATCGAACCACCCGTTGTGGCGGGGGGTGAGGGAGACGCCGGTGGTGAACTGGAGGGCCATCCCGTCGAGGGCGTCCCGGTCCATCTCCGTGCCGTACCAGTCCACCGAGGTCGAAGAGGCGATGCCCTCCACCGCCCCGTCCGAGCCCTTCGCCCGCTCGGAGGGAGCTTCCCCCTCCGGGGTGGGCGGGGGGAGGGACCGGAACGAGAAGGGGGCGAAGAGCTGGGCCGGAAGCCCGGGGAGCACGCCCCTCTGGGCGTGAGCCACGCCCTTCATCCGGTAGACCTTCCGGCCATCCGGCTCGGTGCGCTCCAGCTCCAGGTCCAGAACGAGAGCCTCGTCACCCTCCAGGGTGATCTGCTTGCCGGGGGCGGTTCGGACGTGCATGGGTGGAGCCTCCACCCGCTTATAGACCGTGGCCCCGGTATTCGTCCAGAGCCAGCTTCCGGCTAACCCGGGAGAGGGTACCCCTTAGAGAGGCTTCCCGGTGTTCCCACCGCCGAGGAGAGCTGCCGAGCCATCGGCCACCTCGCCCTTCGTCCAGTAGACCAGGACGCACCGATCACGGGCCCCGCACTCGGTGTTCCCACCGGGGATCGTGGGGAGGGTCCGGAGGTCCACGAAGCCACGGGTGCCGAGGTCGGTGCAGGTGCGGCAGACGTGATCGTCTCCCACGTTCACCCACTCCACCATCCAGTCCGCACGCTCCCCGGTCTTCTTGTCCAGGTTCACCTCGGTCATCCCGTCCCGCATCGCCTCGTTCGCCAGCTCCACGAGCTTCCCGCCCCAGTTGGCGATCCGGTGCTCGTTCCGGCTCCAGGCGTGAGCCGTGGCGGCCAGAAGGGCCTCCAGCTCCATCCCAGGCGCCACCCCATCCGGGACCGTGGTGGCCGCGCGAGCCCCCAGCGTCCGGGATCGGCTCACGGCTCCGAGGATGGCCAGGATGCGGTGCCTCACATTCTCCAGGGGCCCGTCGGTCCCAGTGAGGTAGGCCATCGCCAGGGAGGCGTAGCGGTCCCCACGCTCGGAGGCCGAGGTGCTCCCCTTCCCGCCGGTGAACTTCTCGGCGGCGAGGTCTCCGAGGTTCGCCGCGTCCCGGTAGAGCGGTTCGGTCTCCACGTCCCAGGAGGTGGAGAGCCGGTGGAGGGCGTGGGCGAGGTCGCCCGCGAGGGCGGCGGACTCCTGGGGGGTGATCTTGGAGTCCCCGTAGGCCGCCCGGAGCTTGGCCTGGAAGCCGGTCATGGCCTCCTCCCAGAGGGGGAGGACGGTGCTCTGGTACCTGGAGACGACCCCTCCCAGCTCGGAGAGGTCCACCACCCGCTTCCCACGGAAGCGCCCGGCCGGTTGCCAGTCCGAGGGGAGGGAGTCGGGATCGGGGAGGCCACGGGCCTCGCCCTCGTGGAAGCACGCCCTATCGTGACGGTGAGCCGGGAGCCGGGTGATCCCCTTCTTCGCCTCGGCCTCGGCCTCTCCAGGCGCGGCTTCCCCATCGGCGGCCCCGTCGCCCTTCCCATCGGTCTCTCCAGGGGCGGCATCTCCACCCTCCGGGTCCTCCCCATCGGGCGGGTCCTTCTTCGGGTCCTCCCCCTCCCCATCCTTCGGCTCCGCACCCGGGGGGGTGGGCGGGGGCGGTGGCGGGGGCGGGTCCACGATCTGGGCCAGGGTGGTGGCGGTACCGGAGACCGTGATCACGTCCCCATCGTCCACCGGATCGTAGCCCCGCGAGGTCCGCACCTCGTTCCTGGAGAGGATGCCGGTGTCCACCAGCACCTTGTCCTTCTCGGCCAGGGTCTTCTCCTCGGCGGGCGTGAGGTCCCGGGAGTAGTCGAAGGAGAACTCCACGAGCCCCAGCCACTTCTCGTCCACCACGAGGGGGAGGACCTGGGTGGTGATCACCTCCTGGAGAAGCTCCAGGATCGGGGTGAGGAGGTGGGAGGCGGCGGCGTCCATCTGCACCTCCGCCGTGGCCCGGGGCATCCCATCGGTGGCCCCCATCTCCACGGGGAAGACTCCGAAGATGCGCCAGATCGTGCGCCGCACCTGCTCGACCACCTCGATCATCCCCAGCTCCTTCGGGGAGTGGTCCAGCCTGATCCACTCGGCCGAGCCCGCCGCCGGGTTCGGGAAGTGGAGCACGCGCATCTTGTGATCCCGGCCCTTGTCGCTCACGAAGCTCTGGACGGTATCTTCCGCCGCCTTCCCGGCGATGCCGGTGAGGTAGAGGATGCCCGGCGGGATCTCGGAGGCGTCCATGGTGAGCATGGCTCGCTCGGCCGCCCGAAGGATGGCGATCACCTCGTTCACCACCGTCTCGATCAGGGGCATCCCCCGGGGGGTGGTCGTGTTCGGGAAGAGGTTGAGGTAGACCACGTCCTCCATGGGGAAGCTCTGGGCCTTCCCGTTCACCCGCTGCTCCATGGAGGTGCCGAGGCCGTGGGGATCGATGACCGGCCACCAGTCATCCCCTCGGCTCACGTTCAGCTCGTCCAGCTTCTTCCCGGCCTTCACCTTCTCCCAGGCCGTGGCGTCGTAGATCAGGAGGTCCTGGACCACCATCGTCAGGAACTGCTGCCACGTCTTCCCCTTCATCGGGGCGCGGAACCACCGGGTGGCCTCGCGGCAGGCGATCATCGCCTCGTCCAGGGCCTTCCGGTCCTCCGAGTTGAAGGCCCCCTCCACGGGCTGGACCACCCAGTCCGTGGTGGCCACCCGGCGGGTGATCGAGTCCACGGCCGAGCGGACATCCGGGGTCCGCCGGTAGACCTGGAAGAGCTGGTCCGTGGTGAGCTGCCGGATCGGGTCTCCGGAGACCGCGTAGTTGGCCCCCGTGAAGGCCGAGCCGAACTCCGTCCACGCGGGGTGCATCACCTTGCGGTCCCTCTGCTGGACGGTGGCGAAGCCCCCGGGCCGAGAGGCAGGAGCGGGCCCGATCCGGATCAGAGGGGAGTCGGCGGTCATCGTGAGCAGGCGCATCCGGGAGCCTCGTGGAAGGGATGGGCGTACTCTACCCGTCAGAGGGCAAGCGCGCACCTACCCGGCTCGCTGGCTCGGGGCCTTTCCCCGGGGCGGTTGGCTCACCCCCTCCTGGATGACCACGAGAATACCACCCGGCTCGGCTCTGGCCCTATCTCCGCGACCACGGCCACCGAGCCAGGGACTCCCCTGAACTCCTCCACCACCTGCATCGCCAGGAGGGGGGAGGGGAGCACGGCCAGGGCGGTCGCCACCCTTCCAGCCTCCAGGTACTCCTCCACCTTCACGCCCCACCGAGCAAGGTGAAGCCCGATGGCCTCCACCACCCGGTGGTTCTCCCTCACTCCCAGGCGGCCCACGCCACCCGGACGGCCACCACCTGATCCGCATACCCGGGCCAGAAGAGGTCCACCCCGGCGGGTCCCGGGCTCCACGAGCACGAGAGGTCGGCCCCTCCGCCCCCATCCCAGAGCACCACCCCGTCCGAGGCCACGAGCCAGAAGAAGCCACCGGAGCCATCCTCCAGGAGGAGGAAGCTCTGGACCACGGCCTCCGTGGGGATCGTGAGGTTCGTGTCCAGGTACTCCCCAGGCGAGCACCGGAAGCTCTCGGCTCCCACCTGGAGGAGGCGATCTGGGACCGAGGTGTCGGTATCCGGGGCGGTATCCTCCGAGGTGGAGGAGGTGTCCGTGGGGTCCTCCGAGTCGAGCCCGGAGAGGACCTCTCCACCCTGGATCGTGGGGCCGTGGTCGGTGCAAGCGAGGAGGAGGAAGAAGGTGAGCATGATCACTCCGAGAGCCAGGAGAGGGTGACGGTGGTGGTGGAGCCGAGGGGGAAGCCGAAGCCCCCCACGTCCATCCGGAGGTAGGAGAGCCCGTCGGGCCCCACCTCCCAGGTGAGTCGATCCGCCGAGAGGGTGACGCCCTCCCCCTCGGAGGAGAAGACGGCGAGCGACCAGGGGGCACCGAGAGGAGGCACCTCTGGGGCGGGCCCATCGCCATCCCCCCACCCGGAGGCGGGGGTCCAGGTGAAGCTCTCGTCCCCGGTGAGAGGGCCGGTCACGGTGAGGGAGTGGATGGCCAGGGGCTCCTCCCCTCCATCGTAGGCGGCACCCCATCCCCAGCCGACCAGGGGCCCGCCGGAGGTGATCGGGCTCACCACCTGGGGGCCATCCTCCACGAGGCAGACCGAGCCATCCTCCATCCCGGCGAAGTAGAGGGTGTCCCCCTCCCACTCGGCGGTCCAGCTTCCGAAGATGAAGGACTCCGGGAGGTCGGCTTCCACGCTCCAGCTCTCCACCTCGGCGGGGGTGTAGCTCTCGTCCGGGTAGTCGGCAGAGCCCTCCTCCCACGAGGTGGTCCCGATCCCAGCGGTGGCGGCGGCGATGAAGATTAGGGTCAGCATGACGTGGCTCCTTTCTCCAGAGGTACCCCTGGAACGGTGAACCGGCAAGCCCCCACGGCTCACCCCACGAAGCTACCCCCCACCTGGGTCAGGTCGGCGGCCACCCGGGCGTAGGCGTCGGCCAGCCTGTAGTGGTCGGGCTTGCTCCCCTCGCTCCAGATAAACCTGGAGCCCTTCTCGTCCAGGACTCGGGCGGGGGCCTTCATCTGGTCCACGAAGTCCGAGACCGAGAGGCCATCCCTGGGAAGCACCCTCGCCCTGCCGACCACTTCATCGAAGGTGGCGTCCAGGAGCTGGGTCCGGTCCACGGTGACGACGTGATCGGTGTAGTCGAGCCGCCGCCCGTAGTCCTCCGAGCCCACCCGGTCGGTGGGGAAGAACTGGCATAGCCAGACGAAAGTGTGCCCCTGCTCGTAGAGGGCCCAGTCACGCAGCTCCTGCGCCTTTCGGGTCTCCGGGCGGGCGTCGATCACGGCCACCTGGACGTGGTAGCGGTTCAGGAGGTCCCGCACCGCCTCAAAAGAAGGGACCGCCGTGATCAGGAGGGAGCGCCGGTAGCTCGCCCCCTTCTCGTCCAGGTGGATGGCGTCGATCACCACGTTCAGGACGGAGCCCACGTCGATGCCCGCCACCACCAGCTCCGAGCGATAGGCGTCCCCACCGATCAGGTCCATATCCGGGCCCGTGGCGCACGCCTCCAGGTGCTCCATCGTGAGCTGGGCTCCGGCGTCCTGGTAGGAGAGGCCGAGCACGGAGCGGTAGAAGGTGGCGAGCTTCACCCTCTTCCCCTGGGCCGGAAGCCACTCCAGGACGAAGAGGTCCCAGAGCCGATCCGTGATCACGTCCAGGCGGGTCATCCGGTAGGAGCGGCGGCGACCAGGGCGCTCGGCCACCCACGAGGAGCCACGGGGATCGCGATTGAAGGGGCACGAGCACTTCCGGCAGACCGGCCGGATGTCCGGGCCCCGGGGGTTCTGGAGGAGGCCACGATAGCGAGCCACGTCCCTCGGCTCCCAGGTGCCGTCCCCCAGCCGGTGGACCACGTTGGCCCACCAGTCGATGGGCTGGCGCTCGCCGCACCCTCCGCACCGCCAGTGGAAGAGGCGGCGGTCCCCCTCTTCAAAGGCCGCCGCGATCCCGTCCACCTTCCCCTCCTCCGGGTTCCCGATCCGGAAGAGCTGGGGGTATGGCGAGTTGCGGAGGCGGTCTCGGGCCTTCGCCACGTTGGCGGGCACGCAGCCATCGTATTCGTCAATCGTGAGGAGGTCCGCCGAGAACTCCAGGAAGTCTCCGTCCGCGTTGGAGCCGAGGAAGAGGAGAGCCCCGTCCCCGAAGTCCTTTAGCTTTAGGTTCCCCGCTCCTTTCCTCGCTTTATCGCGTGCCACCGAGAAGGTGCCCCCGGCCTTCTCCCGGTACTCGGGCACGGCCAGGAAGAGGGGATCGATCCGCCGCTGGACGAAGCGGTCCCGAAGGCCGTAGGTGGGGAGCACGAGGGCGGCGATCCTCCCCCTCCACCCGGCGGCCTCCAGGTGAAGCTGGATCACCAGCTCGCTCACCCCGGTCTGGACGGCCTTACACACGTCCGCCCCGTCGATCCTGGGGAAGTCCGCATACATCTCCACCAGCGACGGGTTCGCCAGGAAGGACATCGGCCCCCGTCGGGTGTTCCGGTGTAGCCTCACGGCCTGCCCGATCAGGGGGTAGTCCTCTCCGATGGTCGCCCACCCCTGGGCCACCTTCTCCGCCGCGAGGTCCAGATCGTTCACGGGGTGCGCTCCTGCTCGGGGCTCGTGGGGGAGAGGACTCGGTAAGCCAGGGAGCGAGCCATCGTCTCCACGAGGGAGAGCCGGTGGCCGAGGTCAGGGGGAGGGCGGAGCCTCGTGGGCCTCCGAAGGGTCTCCAGGTAGAGCGTGCCGTCCCGGCCCATGGATCGGTGGACCCGGATGATCCCCCACCCGACCGGGACCCCCATCCGGCCGAGGTCCTCCAGGGCGGCCTCCTGGTCCTGGGAGCGCCACCACCCGGCGGCACCTGGAGCCCGGACCAGCACCTCCTCCCAGAGGGCCAGGGAGAAGTGGGTGCCCTGGACCTTCGGGTCCGAGGCGTACTCCACGAGCTGCCCCCTCCGAAGCCCGGCCTGGAGGTCGGAGCGGTTCACCTTCACCTCCACCACCCCCACCCGTGGGACCACCCGCGAGGGCTTCTCCGGTGCCTCCCTCCCCCTGGAGGTGGCCCACCGAGCACGGCTCTCCCAGGCGGCCCACCGGGCGGCCTCCTTCTCCGCCGAGGAGGTGGCGGTCACCCCGATCACGTCGAGCTGGTGGCCACCCACTCCGACCTCCCAGCACACGGCATCGGCCCACGGCTCACGGAGAAGCTGGGAGGCGATGGCCCGGCAGGTTTCACGGTGAGTCGGCTTGGTCACTATTCAAGGCTAACCCATCCCAGGGCCATCCGTCCAACGAAGAAGGCCCCACCCTGGGGAAGGGCGGGGCCAGCTCGGAGGGGAGGGCGGGGGAGCTACTGCCCCGGAGCGCGACCGAGAGGGGAGTCATCCAGGAGGGGCGGGGGAGGCACCTCCTGGGGGCCGAGGGCGTCCCGGGCCACCCGGAGGGCGGCCTGCCAGTGGGGCTCGTCGGCAAGCTGGCCGAGCTTCGGGTGCAGGACCTTGTAGCGGGTCTCTCCCTGGGAGCCGGGCACCGGGTAGCCCCGGAGGGCGCATCCCTCGCGGGCGAGCCAGGAGAGCCCCTCGTCCACGAGGGCCTCCATCTTCATCCCGTCGAGGAGGAAGATGGCGGCGGCCCCGGTCATCGTGAGGATCGAGTCCAGGCCACGAGCGGCGGCCTCCACCTCTTCGGGGTTGAGCCCCACCGGGCACGAGACCACGAAGAAGGCCCCGGGCTCGGGCTTGAAGCGGGTGGTGAAGTCCGAGAGGTTCAGGACGAAGGACGGGGAGGTGGGTTCCACTTCAAGCTCCGAGGATGGCGGGGTCTTCTGGGACCGGGGTGCGCCCGGCCACGGTCACGATCTGGTAGATGGCCCCTGCTGGGGTCCGATAGGTGTCGAGCACGAGCCCGGCCCCGTGGATCACGGCCCGTCGAGTCCTGGAGACCCGGGCTCGATCCAGAAGGTGCTCCAGGAGGGAGACCGAGAGGAAGAGCCGGAGGTCCGTGGAGGGCCCGCCGAGCACCCGATCCCCTACCTTCTGGCCAGGGTCGAAGCCAGGAGGGGCCACCTGGGTCTCCTGGAAGATGTCGTCTCCGGGCTCCTCCTGGTAGAGCCCGACCAGGGCGAGGGCCTCCGGAACGGGCCGCCGACCGAGGATGGTCATGGTCTGGTAGCGGTGGCCCCGGCAGTCGAAGGTGGTGAGCCGAAAGCCCGCCCCGAAGATCACCGCCCGGGTGGTGCTCGACCGACGGGCCACGGCCAGAAGGGCCTCCAGCACCTGGACCGAGAGGGCCAGCCTCACGTCCTGCCCGCTCTTCGGACCACCCACCTCCACCCGCTGGAGGTGCTCGTCCACTCCAGGCTTCTGGAGGGGGTCATCGTTCACCTGCACGGGGGCCGACGGGGAAGCCGCCAGCTCCTCGGCCTGGGCTCGCATCGCCAGGAGGTCGGGGAGAGGCACGTCACCCACGAGCGGCCTCCACCACGGCGACGGCACCCACGGTGACCACCACCACGAGGAAGAAGGCCACGAGCCAGATCGGTCCAGCCGAGGGGCTCCAGTCCACGGGGGCCTGGGAGAGGGTGACGAGGTTGTCCAGCATCGGGAAGCTCCTGGAGAGGGCTACCCCTGGAGGTGCCCTCGGTGAAGGGGGAGAGGATCAGGCCGCCAGGGCCACCGGCTCGGTGACCTCGGAGAAAGGCTCGCCGCCAGCCAGCTCGATCTTCTCCATCTCTTCCCAGGAGAGGAAGATCACCCGGTCGGTGCCGATGTCCGAGGCGTCGATCCGCATGGAGCGGTAGTGCTTCCAGATCCCACGGTCGCCCTGGACTTCGTAGGTCCCGGTGTCCGAGGCTCCCACCCGGCAACCAGCGGTGCGGGCGGCGGAGAGGACGGCCGAGAGGTCCGACCCGGCGGGGAGGTAGATCGTGGAGTGGCGCTTGTTGGCCTCGGAGTACCGCTTGACGGCATCCTTGTTCCATGCCCGGCAGAAGAGGTCGAAGGCCACCAGCTTCACGGTGCCCTCCAGGGCCTCCGGGAGGTCGCCGGTGCGGGCCACGTCGGCGAGCACCTGGGTCGCGGCCTTGGCGGCCACCACGTAGCCCTCCGGGGTCTTCTCGGAGACGAGGGCGTCCACGAGGGTCCGGAACGAGGAGGCCGACCAGCCACGGGTGAGGACGGTGGTGCGCTCGGCGGCGTAGGCGGTGCGGAGGGTCTCGGTGGTCGTCATGGTGGGTTCCTTGCTCACCCCCATACATTACCCGGGCGTGAGAAAGCTGGCGCGGCGGCTTTCTAACTTTCCGCCACTTTCTTCCACTCGGGTCCACATAGGGCCTCGACGTGCTCGGAGAGCCGCCGGGCCTCCGCGTGGGAGAGGCAGAGGTGGAGGCACCTTCCCCTCCCTGGCGATGGAGAAGCGGACCCCGTGGGCGAGGGGGGCTCCAGAGTCCAGGGCCCCCACCTCGTGGGCAGGCTCCACGGAGAGGATGCCGTCACCCTCGGCTTCCACCCACCCCATCTCCCCGCACTCGCCCTCCTGGACCTCGGTGAGGGGGACTTCCAGGGCGGGGCTCACGCTGGGAGCCTCGCCCACAACAGGGCGTCGAGGGTGCCACGGCCGTAGCGGGTCACCACCTCGGTCCCCGGAGGAGCCCACCTCCGCACCACCTCGGCCACCTCCTCCACCGAGAGGTTCCGATAGTAGGGGCCCGCCCCCTCCCACGGAGGAGCGGTCTCCAGCTCGTGGGGGTTGTACCCGGGGCCCGCCCACGTCGCGAAGAGCCACCCACCTCGCCGGAGGAGGGAGCACGCCTTCGCCACGGTCTTCTCCCAGTGGGGATCGTGCTCCAACATCTGACAGCACACGACCACGTCGGCCTCCTCCACGGGGGCCTCGTGGGCCAGGGCCACCACGTCCACCCCTGGGCCAGCCCTCCAGTCCACGCCCACGTAGGATGCCGCCCCGGTGAAGACCTCCCGGGGGGAGCCGTGCATGACGATGGAGCCAAGCTCCACCACCCGAAGGGAGCCGAGGGGGGGCAGCTTGGACTCCACCCGGGCCGACCGAAGGAAAGCCAGAATCTCGCCGTGCATCTATTCCTTCCGGAGGGGAGCGAGGGTCTCCACGAGGGCGTGGAAGGCGTCGGGGTGGATCGTGTTCAGCCACTGGGCCCGCCGGTGGGCGAAGAAGTCCCAAGTGGCTCGGTCGGTCTCCTCCACCGACCAGGGCGGGGGCACCTCCACCCGGCCCTCTCCGAGGGGGAGCACGAGCCCGCATCCGAGGTCCGTGGCCACCACCCCCAGGTAGGCCCGGCCCGCGAGGGAGCGGCGGGCATCCATCCACCCGCGCCACACGTCCCCGCACCAGATACCCCCGCACTGGGCGCGCGAGCCGGCGGCCTCGTTCGGGGGGTCGCAATCGTGGACCACGATGGCACCGCCGGGAGTGAGGTGCTCCCAGGCGTTCAGGATGTCCCGATGGACCTGATCCCGGTGGTGAAGCCCGTCCACGAAGACCAGATCGAACCGCTCCTCCTTCGGGAGTTGGGCGAAGTAGGCGTCCGACGTGAGATTGATCGTGGCGGCCGTCCCCTTCACGGGGTCCACCCCCACCTTCTCGGCCACCCTCACCTTCCCGAAGCAGTCCCCGTTCTGGACCCCCACCTCCAGGTAGCGCAGGGCTCCCAGGCGGCGGGCGAGGGCATCCAGAAGGTCCCAGCGAGCGAGTCCCATCATGGCCTCCCTGGAGTGGCATCGGCCCAGCAGTTGGGCGTCTCGTAGACCCGCACCCGGGTCACGGTGAAGGGCTCTCCCAGGAGGTACTGGGCCACCTCCAGGACGTGGGCGGCGATGTTCTCGGCGGTGGGCTCCTGCGTGAGGGGCATCCGGTAGACCTTCAAGCCCTGGGCCTCCAGGTGGTCCGCCACCCCATCCCACGGGGCCGCGATGTACCCGTGATCGAGCTTCTCCAGGAGCCAGCCTCCCACCACCTCCTTCAAGCGGCCGAAGTCCACCACCCGGCCCGCGTTGTCCAGCTCCGGGGCCACCACGGTCACCTCCACCTCGTAGCGGTGACCGTGGACGTGGCGACACTTGCTCTCGTGGCGGGTCACCCGGTGGCCCGCGTCGATGCCGATCCGGCGGGTGGCTTCGATCACGAGGCACCCCCACCCTTCTCGTCCTTCCCCTTCTCGCCACCCTTCGGGGCCTTCGGCTTCGGGGCCTTCGCCACCTCGTGCTTCTCCAGGGTGGTCACCCAGTCCTCCAGGATGGGCGTGAGGTCGGTGGTGCCGAGCCGCCCGGAGGAGGTCTTGATCACGGTGGCCAGCCGCTCGTAGAGCGCCACGGGCACCTTCCCCCGGATGTTGCCGATCACCACCCGGGCCCCCTGGCGCGTGAGGGCGGAGGTGTCCTTGTCCCCACCGGCGGGCTGGGAGGTGCCACCCCCACCGGCGGCGGGCTCGGTGCCTGCCCCCTCCACCGGCACTCCGGTCCCACCGCCGATCCGGTCGAGTCCCACGAGGGGGTCCGTGGCCAGGGCCTCCAGGTCCTTCAAGGTCTGGGCGTCGAAGCCGGTGAGGGTGAGGTCCACGCCTTCGGGGAAGGCCACCTCCAGGTCCTTCACGTAGGAGGGCAGGGCATCCCAGTCCCACTCCCCCTCCTGGGCGTTGTCCCGGAGGGCCACCACCTTGGCCTCCGCCCACGAGCCGGGGAAGGCCACGCAGGGGATCGCCCCCGGGTCCACGGTGACCACCGCCCCGCTCCGAAGCTCCACCTGGAGGGGGCCATCCTTGAAGAGCCCCGCATCCATCGCCGCCCGGAGGGTGTGATACCGCTGGTTCCCGCCGATCACGATGGGCCCGGTGACCCCCTCCGGATGGTCGGTCCCCTGCCAGATCAGGGAGGGCTTGAAGATGCCGAACGCCTTGATCGAGGCCAGAAGGGCATCGTGGTCCCCGGAGTCCGCCTTGCGGGGGTTCTCCGCGAAGGGGACGAGGGAGGCGAGGGCGAGGGTGACGATCTGCATGGGAGGCTCCTGGAGGTTCAGTCTACCCACTCGGGCGAGCGCGAGAGGGCGAGGGAGTAGATACGGGCGTCGGTTCCAGCGGCCACCGAGTCCGCGAGGTAGAGCTGGAAGCCCGGACGGCCACGAGCCCGAAGCCACCGGAGGGCCACGAGGAAGGAGCGGGCGGCCACGGTGATCATCACCACCCGCGAGTCCATCCCGTCCTTCACGAGGGAGAGGGGGTCCACTCCGTAGAAGCGGAGGAGGGCCGCCTGCCGCATGATCCCCTGGGTGTCCCGGAGGACCATCGTGACCCACTTCCCGGCCACCGGGTCGAAGGCGTAGACGTTGCCGAACCGGAAGCCGGCGGCCCACGAGCTGGAGTCCACCGAGTGCCAGGGAAGGCCGAGCATGACCTGGAAGTTGGTCGCCCCGAAGCCGTGGAGCTTCACCCCTTCCTCGGCGGCCACCTCGTGGCACGCTCGGGCCCACGTCACCACCTCGGAGGGAGCGCCCCTCCGAAGGGCCTGGGACATCGCCGTGAGGTGGGGCACCATCCCTCCCAGGCACTGGTAGGCGTACCCGCGAGCCTTGTAGCGGCGCACCTCCTCCGGGTCGGAGCCGACGTGGATGACCGGGATCGGCCGAAGCCCCCGCTGCTCCATCCGGAGGAGGTTCCGGAGGCTCGCCCTGG